CACTTAGCTCGTTTAATGCTTCTCGCACTACATCAACTTCTTCAGGCTGAAAGAAGTCGTCGCGGTAATCACCAAATAGAACCGAAACCAGCCTGCCACCAGCAACATCAAGATTGGCGCTAACAGGTGGCTCTTTGCCATCCTCAAATTCGACTACAAAAGTTAATTTTCCCATCGTTACCCCCAGAAGATAAAAATAGCGGCAATCGCCATAGCTACGCCTACAATCGCAAATGCTTCAGGCCAGCTTATTACCTCACCTCCAGTCTCCATACCGCCTGACCAATCCGGCTGGCATGGGTATCTTTGGATACTGTTCCATCTTTAGCCAGCTCCATAAGAATTTTGCGCAAATCTGCCGACCGCCATTCTTCATCAGGAAATTCCTTCTCCATTGCCAACCGCAGATTCCAGGTTGCCATCCTGAATGGATATTCCCCGCCGAGAGCTTTATCTTGCAGGGCAGCCCGGGAACGCATCACCTGCAAAACCTTCTCTTTTACATCCATCATTTCGCCTCCTGCGGCGGTTCTGGTAGCGGCATCCAGAACAAGGCGTTCCCTACCCTGAAGCATGGCAGCGTGGCAGGCATCCTCTACGCCTTTAACTGCATCTGCGCAGTAGTTATAGCGATTGCATTCCACTAACTTCTGCTTGAGATTTTCAATTGCTTGCGCGACATCATCCTGTATTTCCGGAACTGGCGGAACGGCTGTCTGCTGCTCTCGAACGTCATTAGTCGCTATCGGTTCTGCTGCCAACTGACTGGCATATTTGTTAATGGTAACGATAAGCTCTTGCTCAGCCTCATCCAGACAATCACCGATACCTCGCCTGTCACCGTCAAAATCATCGAAATCGGCACGAATCCTGGCAACCTTCAGGATTGCGGACAACACCTCACTAGGAATTGCCGGATAGTTGGTTGACGTTTCCGCGATTTCCCGAAAATTATTGGTTGACGAATTCTTGTTTTCCCGAAAGTTTCCGGACTGAAGCATGGCGGCGCGGCAGGCGTTAAGCGCGTTTTGCACGCGTTTAGCGTTCTGTACTTCGTATTTAGGTGCGGCTGCCAATGCCCATAGCCAACCAATTTCATAGCTATCAGCTTTTGATAGAGCACATTCCATTTCCAGTGTTATTTTCTTAGGTACGAGTTGCCAATCATCTGGCACTACCGGTGCTGGCAGCTCGCGATACAGCGAGATTACACGACGCGGGTCCGCATATTTATCTGGCGGACACTGAAATATCTCACCGAAACCATACTTCCTGACATCGCGCAGTTCCTCTTCATCAGTCCATGCCACCGGTTCTGCTTCCAGCGATGCCAGAGCAATCCGTGCCAGCTCTTCCGCTTCTTCTGCTGGCAGTACAACGTTGCTACCAGGTCCGTATGTTTCGCGCCACTGCTTGATTGTCAGCAGTCGCTCTTTGGTAATAGTGATCATGCCGCGTTTCCTTCTTTCTTATTAACAATTACACCGTCATATATTTCATTAAGGTGCCCTCTCAACTCCATGCGCCTTAATGCAGATAACATGTAATCGCATTCAACCTGCTTATTTCCAGTAAATGGCTTATCGTCAGGATTACCCCAACAGCAATTACCCTTGGGCCACCCATGTACTTTCCGTACTCTTCCGTTAACAACGTGAAGTAATCCCCAGCCAGGTGGTAAATCCTCAATTGAAATAATTCCCGGCTCACTAATAAAGAATCGCCAGTCGCCCATGCCAAGTGAGGGATTTTTACGGAAACGCTTTTTTCTATCTGCCAACAAGTCAGCACGAGAACACTTCGCCTCTATCAGGCATGATGCTGAATTTCTGAACCCCATAGCATCTGGCTGTTCTCCGGTACTGGTTACAGCTATAAAGCGGTCATGAAAACAAACCTTGAACCCGTTGCGCTTAAGGAACTTGTACGCAATTTGACAGAGTTCGCGGTGTGTTAACGCCATATCACTCTCCTTTAGTGCGCAAATGGTTTTTCCAGCGGTTTTGCGCCGCGCTGGGCTTTTTGCAAAAACCACAATCCATCATCCCGTAATATTTCATCAACCCCATCCGTCGGTTGCTGAGTCTCACCCACTGCCAGACGCCAGGAGCGTTTCTACGAACTAACAGAATCTTTGCTTTACGGTTTTTCATCTTACTGCGTACCCTTTCTTCCGCCTGTTCTGTGACGCAGTAGGCTTACGCTTTGCGGCAAAAGCCACCTGACCAAATGGATGGAGTACCGCTATCTTATGGTTGCTAATAACCAGCTCCACCACACGCACAGGCCGCTGTAAAAAAAGTCGTTTTGCCTTACGGTTTTTCATCGCTTTGCTCTCCTGCGTCTCTTTGCTGCTCGTCGTGCCGCTGCAATACCGGTATGGCGGCGCTTTGGTGCCGGGATGATGTTGTCAGCCATCAGGACATGTGGCTTTGCAATTAGCGCAGAAGCCCAAAAACGAGTCGGGTACGGTAACAAGCTGATACATACCACACGCACTACTCACCTCCGTTGATACGGATGCCAGCGGCGCGGATTGCAGCGATGACCTCAGAAACTTTGTATGCCATTACCGTTTGGTAATCATCGTGAAAATCTGTTCGATGAAGCATGCTGCTACGTTCCGGGAGCGATATTTCCCGAGCATCCAGTTCCTTAACGCGTTCCTCCAGTTCGTAGACCCTGCATTGTTCTCTATCATCAATCAGATATAACCCAAGACATTCGCTTTCTACCCAACCGCCAAAATCATGATCGTAACGCTCACATGAAAACTCACCGTCACCGTCCTTTGTTGGAATGGTGTAACTATCTAATGGGCCACCATATGTCGGCACATTTCCCAATGTTGGATGCTCAATCCACATGAAAAATGCACGTCCGGTTATTGGGCAAATATCTGGCCGCCATTGGTTACGAACAGCCTTGGTTTCGGATAATTCTTCAGCGTGTTGTTTTACTTCCTCAAGCTCAACTCTCAGCTTCCCTACCGTTAGCGCAATATCCTCGTTCTCCTGGTCACGGCGTTTGATGTATTGCTGGTTTCTTTCCCGTTCATCCAGTAGTGCCAGCACGGTTTCTGGTCCGGCCAGAAATTTGAAGGCGTTGAGCGCATCAATATCCACACCGTAATCTTTAAGTTCCTGTTCACTTAACAAATCATCATCAGCTGGCAACATTAACAGGCGTTCCATTGCTGGAATTGCACGTTCCGCCGCCTCACGCAGTGCCTGATAGTCAATCTTGCTCACTGGTTGCCTCCTTTTCGAAGCTGGGCGGCGATATCTTCGAGAACGCCATCAGAGAATGAGCGGTCAAAATCGCCTTCCGGCGCATTAGCCATAAACTCAGTAGAGGTAAGAATCATCCGGGCAATATCCGCGGCGTTCTTCGCGGTATCATCAATAAAACCAGCTTCCCAGGCAGCCAGCATTCTGTTCGCCACAAAATAAGCGCCTTCCTTGCGTGCTTCAGTCTTCACTTCAGCTAGAAAAGCATCGGTAGCTGGAGTTTCGCTGTGGTGCAGGGCATCGTTGATAATCATTGCAGCAACTCCGGCCTGCCCTGCATCCGTGACCGACACATGCTCAAGAGTTACGGCCATTGCGTGTTTCAGTCCGGCGTTCTCTGCCACCAGCGCCGCGAGATTAGTCTCAAGCTCTGCAATACGGCACATAGCATCAATATTTGTGTCTTCCAGCCGCTTAATTTCATCCAGTAGTGCCAGTGCCACCGATGGCGTGAACGCCATACGAAACGCCACAAAATTTTGATGCATAGGTTCTGTTTCTACTGCAACTGCCGCATCTCGCAGTGCCTGATAGTCAATTGTCATTCTCGCCATCCTTCACAGTTGTAATCACGACAGCCTTCAAAATCATATGGGCTGTACTGCCAGGTAATTTTTCCGCAATGCGGACAATTCCAACGCACCTTCCCGCTTCGCGACTTCTTTCTTCTGTTCTGCTTTTTAAACCAGTCAGGCATGACCAAACCTGCGCCCTGAACCATTGTTCTGCGGTTAAAGTTATTGATATTGAACGTCCGGCGCTTTGCTGAATCAGCAATGGAAAAAGGCAACCAAACTATTCCTGGTTCGTTTTTGTTGGCGACGCTAAAGATGGTCGCTTTACTGAAGTCATCTGTTGGCAATCCACCGTGTTGAAGCCAGTAAACATCGTTGCCGTTCCAGCTACCTTTTTTGTAGGCCACATACGCAGTGCAATCTGACTCAATCAGGCTTTCTGTAGGGATGTACTGGCAATCAACGTGCCACACAGCCATTGCATCCACGCTATCAGCGCAAACAGGCTGATCGATATCTCGTCCACAATTCCAGGCTTTTTGGCCTTCTTCCAGCGTGTAAACATGAGCGCGATCGATATCAGAACTGTAACCATTGCCGTTATGGCAATGGAATGAGGCGTTATTACCCACAATTTCACGCAAGCACATCATGTAAAAACGGTTACTCACTGGTTGCCTCCTTGGCGGAGTTGCGCTGCGATGCATGAAAAAAAAGACTCCCGAGTGTGACAGTTAAGAGCTGGTGCGAACGCCGCGTTAAGAACGGCGGCATCACAGCCGTCATCAATATAGAGCGCAATTTTTTTCTCCAGGCGCGCTTTGGCTTCCTGCAACTGCATACCCCGGCACGCACGCGGGATATAATCAGCAATTTGAGCGATAGCTTTTTCGTTCTGTTTAAACATGCTTCACCTCGATAGGCTTGATGGTGTCTAACAGCAGTCGGCGGCGCGTATTTTCTGCAAAATGGCGGCGTCCAGTTTCTTTGTGGTAAAACTCGTTTTTGCCAACGACCCACATCCGCTCTGTTTGGTGCAGTTTTTTTACCTTCGGGCCATCTTTGGTGATCACGGTACCGGTATGGGTTTTTACGATTGTCATTCCACTACCTCTTCGAATTTCAACTCCAATTGGTCACCCCAGATTTCACATGATTCGGAACACGAACCAGTATCAAACCGCTTGGCCAGCACCATCGCCTGATACAAATTTCTGTAGTCACTGTCGGCATACATTCTGGCAATCCCGTCAAGCGTCAGGTGGCCACGGTACATAACGTCTTTACCTGTTCTGCGATGACCATCCCTGACGTGTTTGCCTGTAACCAGTTCATTAAAAACCCGCATCAGACCTGGTTCGTCTTTACATGCAAGCCCCAGCTTTTGCGTTGACTTTTTGATGCAAAAAACACAGTTCCCGAGGTGCTCCGGGATTTGCAAATCAAAAGGTTGTTTTCGCCACCACCGGATAACATCCGACTTATCAAAATCTGACAGTTCGGCAAGATACCGGACGCCCGGTTTCGGTTTCAGCCTACGGGGTTCGTCCGCACGAATACCCAGCCATGTGATGTAATTCCCTCGCCCAAAATGGTCATCGCAATATTTCGTGAAAGGGGTGAGTTTTAGCCTGTCAGTACAGAACGCGCCGCCGATGTATGGCGTACCGTACTTTTTAACCATGTCCATAAACGGTTTAAGCACCGGCATTCGCGTCTGAATATCCTTTGGTTCCCATTCCGTATAACCATTTGGCTGCCCAATTTCTGGATTTATATCGACCTGCAACACCGTTAGCGGTACGTTCCAGAACTTCACAACCTCACGAATAAAGCGATACGTCAGAGGATGTTCACAGCCGGTATCCATAAAAATGAAATGGACGCTAGCGCCAGCTTTTCGCTGTGCTTCCATCAGATGAACGAGATAAGCCGATGTTCGTCCACCTGAAAAGCTGACGACTTGATGCATACTCACGGTTTATTCCTGAATGCGCTTAAACTCGATTACCCATACCAACGGGTTAGATAGCCAGTTATCCTGCCCGTAAATACTGCGCCAGATATCACCAAAACCAACGCGATAAACAGCTTCAGATGGCGTAATCTTGTACGTCGCCGGAGTTGCGCCTTCTGCTTTAGCATCTGCCTCGCTCATGTCATGCAGCCGTTCCACACGCACGTCGGTAATTTCCAGAAGAATGCGCGATGCCCAGCGCGGCATGTGAATTGATGGCGTCCACTTTTCTGATACTGGTTTATTACAAACCTCGACCGGAACCCGGTGCGTTTGTTCTGTCCAGGAGTTACGCACGCTTGCGCGATAAGCCAGCGTTGCGACGTCCGTCGCTTTGCCATGTACCCGGTAGGTTTCGCGAACCCAAATACGATCGCCCGGTTGACCATATGGACAATGCTTGGCAAGCAACTCTGCGGCCACTGCCCGTCCATAGAATTTTTCTTCAACAATCCTGCGAGTCTGTGTTTTATTCCCGCCAAGAATTGCCCGGACCATCTCATCGTTAAAAATCATGCCGCGCTCTTTCACTTCGCCTTTCATACATCCCCCTTACCCATGTGCGACGATGCCGCCAAAAGTGATAGAGAACAGCCAGAAATAGATCGCGGCCATAATGATTTTGAATGCCGTGTTCATATTTTCAGCTCCTGTGATTGATTGGATACATGCCGCGCCTTGCGGCATGTTTTAATTTTCACTTTCTCTGTTTTAAAAATCAAGATTTATTAGAGCAATTATTGTTGATGAAGAAGTGCATTTTCATATTCCCTGACCATTAACGTAAGTACGCCGTGACTCCTGAAAACACGCGCCACTTCAATCTTATCTTCCAGCGCGAACGCAATTTTACTTAGACCAATTTTCTTCAGGAGATCAATCTTTGCAGGGCCGTCATTTCTGTCATCGGTGGCAGGACGCATAGATAGCAAAGGCTCAGCCCCATTTGTTACGTGCTTACGCAGCCAGGCTCGTGTTTTATCCCTTGCGATCTCACAGCGCCCGGTTACAAACCAGACCGTGTAAACGTTAAATAACTGGCGCACCATATCAATAACCGGAGTGATGGGAGTATCGGTGTCACAGGCGAGATTAAACTCGTTCCAGTCCTTTGTTAATGCACCTTTACCTGGTGGCGGAAGCAAATGCAGTCTGTCTTCAGTTGCCTCTGATATTGTTCCATCAATATCGACTATGACGATATACGGACGTTCCTGGTGTGCGTGTTTATTGAAAATACTCAAATGCCCTCCTCATTGGACGAAAAAAATGCTGGTGGGCGCACTCCACCAGCATTAAAAGTGACGCTGTAACTATCAGCGGACGTAAATAGTGCCGCCGTTCTCTTTTTCCCATGCATCGCTACGTGCATAGCAAACATCGAGAAGTCTTCTTGCCGCTGTTTCCTCTAAACCCAATTCGACAACCAACTGCTCATGACGGCGGGTAACCACATCAAACAGGGTATGCAACCCTTTAGTTGCCAGATCATCAATGAATTCCGGTTCGAACGGCAGCTCTGCATCTGCCAACATAACCTCTTGCGCCCACTCAACTCGACGGACCAATTCCGGGCGGCGGCTTTCCATCTCTTTACAGATCAATTCATGGAAGAACTCTACCCAACCTTCCGGCTGGAACTCGCGGAAAATTGCCAACGGCTGGAAGTTTGGCATCAACCATTCGTTGATTCGGATATCAATGGCATAGCCCATGTCGCAGCAGAACTGATAAGCAAAGTCCAGCTTAGAAACGATATAAGGACGCTCGTTATTGAACTCTTTAGGCGATGAGATCCCATAAGCCAGGAGGCGCGGGAAGAAGGAGATTTGCCCTAACGTCGGATGAAGTTTGCTTGCAGGGAAACGGCGCTCAGTAATGCCATACATTTCCTTCTTGAGCGTCGCAAATTTGGCATTCTCATTAACCAGCGCGGTAACCTCTGCTTTTTTATTAGCAAATGCCACGCGCGCTTCGCTTGCATCTTTAATAGTTTTTTTGAGCTGTTGGTTAAGGTCGGCGACCTGCTTACGCAGTTCCTGTCGCTCGCTTTTAGCTTTGTTATAGCGTTTCTCAAGGTTAAAAGGATCAAGTTTCATGATCTCTTTATATTGAGATTTTAGCGTTGAAATCTGTGAGTTCCGCAGTTCAACCATCGCGGTCATTTCATTGAGTTTTGTTTCCAGCTCAATGCTTATACGTTCGGCATTATCAGCACGCTGGTTGGCGTCATGCGTCGCATCGTCGATCGCGTCCTGTTGCTGGCGTTTCAAATGTTCAATTTGTAGCTGAAGCTCTTCAATTTCTTTACCCTTCAGACCGAGATCCAACTGCATATTTTCAGCTGCATCTACCAGGGAGTTATGGCTATCAGCTTCTGCGTTATAAACATCAATAAGCTGTGCGTGAAGCATCTCCGCTGACTGAACCGCATTATCAAAAAAACGCGCTGTGAGGTCATCACAACTAACGCGGCGTTGCGCGGCCCGGATGTTCTGGATAATGGCCGGGATACCGGCATTCAGGACGTCAGGGATAGATACATTTTCGATTGATTGGTTTTGTGCTGAAGTGATCATTTCAAAGTTCCGTATTAGCTTGTGCTTCGGTCATTTTTCCTAAGTATGAAGGAGGAAGGACTACGCAATTTGTATCCAGTCCCTCACCTATGGCAGCCTGTAAAATTCTGGCTAAGGTGAGTCTCTTGTTGCGATACCTGGTGATGACATGCCTGATACCGCCGGTCGGCGTAACAAAGGCGATCAGCCAGTAGTGATATTTCCGTCGGAATGGCCACATAGTGCACCTTGTAGATTGCTCTAATAAAAAACGTGATGAGTGTACATCACGTTTTAAAAATATGGAATTATTAGAGCAATATTATTCTGATTCTCGCTCAAAAAATGAGCTGATAAGGGGAAGCCAATCCTCTGACACTTCGCGAGGTCGCGGTTTGCCGTGGAAAAAGATTATTCGGCAGTCTTTTGGTAATGCCCCATTCCCCCTGGAGTAACGCGCGCTCGCATATTTTGAACCAGGTTCCACAACATCGGCCTTGTAACTTACAAACCATCCTGGATACAGATCCTGAAATGCTGGTGTATCATCGCCCATAACCTTTCGTAAGAACCCCTGGTCACCCCAGCACTCAGTAGTGACACAACGAGAAATCCAACCTTCCGGATCTTGCCAGAATGAACTCCAGATATGCGCTTTAACACTATTTGGTATCCACAGGGCACCGCTGCCACGATATTGTGGATGGTAAAAATCCCTAAGCATGGTGAAGCTGGTTGGTGGATGCTCTAGGATTGGGCGTATATCACCGGCAATAACCGTGTCCAAATCCAGATAGAACAGATCATCGGTTATATCCGGTCGGAACAACTCGATTTTCGCCCACCAGCCACGGCACTTTTGCCACTGGTTGATCAATGGGATAACTTTGACGCCAGGTACATGTAAACACTTCAGGTCTGTCAGGCAAATAATTTCATAGTCTTTTGGCAGTTGATTAACCAGCCACTGCACATCGGAAGCGTTATAGTCACCACCAGAGCGAAGAACTAAAGCAATCTTCATGCTGCACCATCACCTTTCACTTTCATCAATGTCAGGTTTCCGCAAAATACGGCACCAGTGTCGATATACTGCTGATTCCAGAATGTCTTCGGGCTTTTCACCGGAGTGTGACCAAAGATAAAACGATCTGCGCCCGAAATTTCGCCACCAATATCATCCATCGAATCACTGATACGCTCGCGCGCCCAGACAACGTTGAAAAGCGGTACCTCCTTACCGAATTGGTATTCATTATCCGGATAGTCGGCATGGGCTATAACGATAGTTTCTTGCCCGGTGTTCAACTCAATGATATAGGGCAGACGCTTTACCAGCTCCACCAGCGCCCAGGCTAATATTTCCTGATCAGTGTCCAGCATGAAGAACCATTGTCCGCCATTCATTAGCCAGTTATTCACGTTGCCATCTGGACTTAACGCATCAATCATCAGCCGCTCATGGTTCCCCATCACTGCCCTGAACCAGGGCATCTGCAATAGTTCCAGACATTCGACATTTTCAGTACCGCGATCGATAAGGTCGCCGACCGATATCAGTAAATCCTGCGCCGGGTCAAAATCCACACGATGGAGTTCGGACATCAGTCTGGTGTAGCAACCATGCAGATCACCAACAACCCAGACATTCCTGTATTTGGTACCGTCGATACGGTGATAAATTGTGGGTGCCATCATGTATTCTTCAGCCATTCTTTAAGAGTCATCTGCGGAATACCTCCCATTTTCCCGCATGAAACAACGTCAATCCGTTCACGCGCAGACTGGAATAACAAAGGCAGGTGACTTAGATTTTTTGGCGTGCCGCCGGAGTGAACGCGTGGTTCTTGTGTAGCGTCAACGCCCACCAGGGCGACATGTTTGAATCCGATATGGAAAGCCAGGTTCAGAGCACCATATGCACTATTGCCGCTGGCAATTTCATTCTCATCTTCGCAAAGGCCGAAATGTGCGGACCAGCGCCACGCCCACCACTCGGGAGAATTCGTATTTTTTGGCTCCGTGCCGCGCTCAGCCACACGACGGAAGCACAGAACGCCGTCTCTGACTTCACGTTCTTTAACATCGGGTAGTGCCATGCAATAACAAACACCACGGCGACGGCGGCCACGACCAACGCGCCGCATATTGTCTGGCGATGGATCAAGTGTGAAAAAATAAGAAGCGCGGTTCAGCCAGTCGATGGCCCCATTGACCGCTATAATCGGCACTCCGCGCGGCGCAACAAAGTTTGCGGCGCTTGGGCCACTGCCGACGATAATAACGCGATCACTGCCTCTAAATTTATTCTTGGGAAACATTGAATTGCACTGCTCCTACTTGCATTCAAAATATGTAAATCTGCGTGTTTTTTGCGGGTATCCAGGAACTGCTGTTGCCATTTTGAAATAGAAACCTGCGTTGGATTCCGTAGGGCTTGAGGGTGCGCGCCATGCCAATGAAGGCCGTTTTGCAGAGAACAGTCATAGCCGACTAATACCACTACTTCAGCCCCTGATTCAGCAGCCAGACTGATAGCCTGCGCGCCGCTATTTACCCCTTCCGCCGGTCCACAATATCGCCTGTACTCCAACGAAAATGATTTCGCCGCCGCCAGGTTGGCTGTCACTTTGCGGAATCTCCCTCCCGGTATGGTGGATCCGTATTGCTTCCACCATGACAAATCACCGGCGTATAAGGCATAAATGTCATCGAACATCTGCCAGGAGTTGTTAACCGCGATGATTGAACAGCCAGTTTTTTCTATAGCAGCACAGTCCTCACGAGTGAGTGACGGACCGCTACCGACACAAAAAACAGTCCTAGTCGCCCTGCGTGGTATGTTCATTCTCAGCTGCAAATTCAGCCTCCAGGCGAGCATTCATTTCAGCGATTACAGGGTCCACTACAGCATCTGTTTCCTGTTCATTACGCGGCATGATCGATGCCAGCGATTCATAATTAGCCTTGGATGACACGATTATTCTCCCGATGTTAATGTGCGCTATATCAAATGGCGCATATGTACTAATTAATTTATTATTTTAAGCAGCATACAACCACTTGTCGCCGTTCAATACATGCTCAATAGCCTCACCCTTTTTAAGGCTTATGTATTCCAGGATGGCGGTTATCGCTTGTTCTGCACCATACGCAAGAACGACGTAGTAACCTTCCTCTCTAAGCCTGCGCATCCAGGCGATCTGCTCTTTCGTCGGGGCTTTACCATTTGGTTCTTTAAGCTCAATTCGCATGCCGTGATAAATACCGCATGCTTTATCGAGACTCATGTCCGGATAACCTTTTTTCTGCCCTTCAGCCTTCATTTTCCCGGCGGTTGCTTTTGAACGTTTCCCTCCGTTAGGCGTTGCATGCAACAGCTCATAGATGTCAGGGTGCTTGCGTTCGAAGTAATCAAAAATGAAAACCTGCTCGAAGTGCTCGCAATTTCCGTCGCGCAGGTCTGGGTTCTTTGCCAGTGCTGCAAGTGCCTTCGCATGTGGAGAAACTTCTTTTACCGGCGCAAGCGATAAGAATGGATCCTTTTTGGTTTTTGGCCTGGACCGCCCCTTATTTCGACGCTCACTAAAAGCCTGAAACTCTTCCTCAGTAAAGCGCAACATAATCAGTCAAATCCTGCCGGTCGCATGCCATATTTACGCTGTTTTGCGGCCTGCTCTTCCCTGTGCCATTGCGCACATTCAGCGTCACAATAAATGCCTGATTCAATCGATTCATTGCAGTAACGACACTTCCCTGTAAATACCTGGCTCACGACCTGTGCCTGCTTTCTGATGTTATCGATGGCCATGTCTTTGAGAGCTTCTAACTGATTCATGCTCAGCTCTGCATCATCAACACGTTCTGCCAATTTTGTTTCCTCGTGAAGAACCTACTTAAGGGCAGAATGATACATTCCACAATTAAAATTGCACTAATAATTTTCTTTTATTAAGTTAAATATTCAACAAATGACTAGCAGTAGAATCACCATCATCTATTTCTGGCAGGCTGACTATGGCTACATCAATCACTACAACCCAAAGCACCCGGCAATATCCTCTGTCGCGGTATGACGACCGCAACATAGCCGATCCAATACTCAGGGCAGAGCTGCGCAAAGAGGTGATGCTTATGTGTGAATCGAACGACAAGAATCTGACGATTTATTACGTTCTTCCCGATGAGCAATATCGCCCGGATTTGCTGGCTTACCGTATGTGGGGCATAGCAGAGCTACGCTGGGTTGTGACGCTCGCCGCCGGGCTTGAGGATGAGTCTCAGGGTATGACTGTTGGCAAAAAATTAAAACTCCCACCTGCCACCTGGATCCGCGAAATGATTCGCCATTTCCAATACGACGGCCAGGTAATAGGGACATTATCCATTGCGTAAGGGAATTGAATGCCAACTGAATATGCTCGCGACAACCTTGGTCGCTATCAGACCGATGGATTAAGTGCAAAAGACTTTAACAAGGTCTTCGATCTTATCCGTAAACAGCAGCGTCAGAATCGGCGAAACGCGCGGCGTACACTCACCCCAAGGATTATGGGGATGCGTAACCGCGAACTTGAGGCATTCCTCAGCCTTGGGAAAAAGAAAGATGGCACCTACTTTACGCCCGAAGATATACGCAGTTTCAACACCTCAAGGCAGGCTCATAAAACCAAATTCAAGAGCACGGTACCCGGCATTACCTATGCTCAGCTGGTGGCGCAGTCCACCAGCATTGATATAAAACGCGCTAACAACAAAGTTTCTGATGGCACAGGGATCAAAGCCGCGACATTCCTCGGGCTAAAACACAACCTTGCATTGATATCTGTTAATGCCTCGGATGAGTCGGTCCACCAGCATCACCGTGTCAGAATTCGATTTGAGGAATGGGATAAAGCCGTTGAGGAAATTGCTGAAGACGGTGCGAAAAAAGCCCGAATCGCTGCCGATCTCTGCAAGGGCCGGGTATCTTTCGACTGTGATTGTGGACGCCATCAATACTGGTATCGTTATATGGCCACGGCTGGTAACTATGCTGTCGCGCCGCCAAAAGAGTATGCATTCCCCAAAATCCGCAACCCTGATCTGACTGGTGTGGCTTGCAAACATGTTTTGCACGCTATGACACGTTTTCAGTCTCCCACATGGCACAAGGCCATCATTATTGCCCTGGAAAAAGCAGCTGAACAGGTAGCCTTCGGCGATGACAAGCGGAAGACAACAACCTATTTCAAAGGCGAACTGGCTAAATCGCTCGCGCGCAACCGGACAACAACGACGGATCAGGCTAAAGCTGCGCGTGAGTATGAGCTGTATCTGAAATCTCAGGATGCATTAGGCAAAAAACTACGCGCAAAAGATAGCGCCACGGACAACGTTCGCCGGTTGTTAAAAAAAGCTCGCACCACGGCAAACAGGAAGAATGCCGAACTAAAAGCATCGCGGGTGAGGGAAGCCCAGGCTCGCGCTGAAGCCGACGCCCTCAAAAAAGCCCTGCAAACGCAGGCGAACAACCTCATAAAGTTTTTCATGAGTCAGGGAATGGACAAGGCCGCTGCCACTGCGCAGGCGCGAAGCATTCTTGAGACACAAATTAACGAAGCCCGTAAACGGAAAGGATAATCGATGGCTGGTTTCTTTGATGACATGTTTGAGGACACAGAACCATCACAACAAGTGACTGGTGATAACCTCCCGGACACCGAATCGGATCCGGATATTCCAGGCGAAGGTTCTGAACTGATTGAAGAGGAAGATATTGATGCTGAAATCGAAACCGATGGTGTTAACGTTGGTAATATTGTTGATCCTGTGGAGGACAATCACCTTCCCAATCTGGATCACGGCCTGCTTAGTGATTCTGGTGTGCGCCACCGTTATCAAGGTCATGCAGTTTTTAATAACCTTGTGCGGATGGACTGGCTCAAAGCAATCAAGCTAGACCCTGACTCATTCGATGCGGTTCTATATCGCGCAATACCTTACAGAGACAAAAATGCACCTGAAACGGCATCTGAAATAATAGAACCGAACCAACGCATATATGACTATCAGGATCCAGAACTGATAACGGCCCTCGACTGCCCGGATGAGATGGACGCCTTCTACGCGCTATACGACGGCAGTGATAATACGGGAATTAGCGACAGTGCTTTAATCCTTCGGTTGGCCGCCGTTAATGTGCCAGTGGGTTCTATGCTCGAATGGCTGGAACAGCTGTCAGACGGCACAACCATTCGCCGCTTCTGGTACATCCATAAAATATTCAATTACGGCACTGCCAGGGTAGGCAGTTTGTTTTATTGCGTGCCTTCACGCGCCTTTGAAGGGAATTTCATCGGTGATTCTGAATAATCAGGAATGGCTACTGGCCATCTTTAAGAAAAAAGGTCTTACTCCAACCGGTAAGCTGGAATTTGCCACTATTGATGGCATTGATTCGGCGCTCGCACAGGCTTTAAACGAAGCATTCGACTCACAAGTTGTCAGCTTTAATGATCGCACTAACCAGTCATTCAGGGAGTTCCTGAAACGCACACCAAGAGATCGCATAACGCTCGGCACTTTTAGTGAGGTGAAGGAGTGGTTGTCGTCATTTGAAGCCGATCGCGCCGGGCGCAAAGATACAGCCTCTGCTGGCCCGGTAAATAAGCTGGCAATGCCGCTTGTGAATCTGTCTCGTTCTCCCGCGTTTTCAATTTATGAAGGTGAACTGTGCCGGGATAATTACGATGAAGGGCATGTCACCAATGAAAATGATGAGATTGAAGCCCTGGTATCGACTATCCCTTTCTCACTGGAATATTCGCTATGGATCGCCAGTGACGAGAAGGAATCTCTTGGGATGGTTACAACTGCATTAGCATTCTGGCTACGAATGTATGCCAGCCTCGGGCAGGCATCTTTCACTCACATTGCCAATGTCGGCGGTTATGAGATACCGGTTACCTGTTACATAGAAGGGCAAAAATCAATCGCATTTCAGGATCTGACCACCGGCACCGCCGACAACAGGCTGTTCGCGGTTGGATTGAACCTCACCGTTGTGGCGGAACTTCCTATCCTGGCTTATATGCAGCAAACCACCGGCACCATAACGGTAAAAGCGAAAATTCTGGAGGAATGAGATGGCCACAAAGACCACCACAGCCCCGGAAACTGATTCAAAACGCACTCAGCTATTCCTGCAATCTGTTTCAATTGGGCAGAACGAAATCCCTCGCGAAATGATCGTAGGATGTACCTATGTCGAACCTGGGGAGCTATCTGGTCCCCAGCTTATGCTCATGATCAGGGATTCAACGGCTTACGTGGTCAATAAGCTGGGGGTGAAATTTGGTACAATACTGACAGTTTCACTTGGTGATCCGGAAGGTCATGGCGGCATCCTCTTCTCGGAAGAGTTCTTTGTTCTTAAAGCGCCGCGCAAGGACGATACTGTACTGATTTACGCGTTTAGTAACCCGGTGCGGTTATTAAAAGTTCCGTCCACCAGCGCACAGTATTTTGTTGATAAGCCACCATCAGCCGTAGTTTCCTCTCTTGCCCCTGGTCTGAAGGTAAATGCTGACTCATTCAGAAAAACATCCACATACCACCTAAATGTTGGAGAAAAACCGACCAAGGTATTGCAGGAGATAGCCCGGGATACCGGTTCTATGTGCTGGGCATCCAGGGGGACGATCAATTTTAAAAGTATGGAAAAAATGGCAAACGCCGCTCCATCGCTTACTTATGAGTCCGCCAATCCCAACACATCCGGATTTACAATTAGTCAGTTCAACATCCTGAATGCCGATTATGAATACCAGCGCCGCCACAATTACAGAATGGCCAGTTATGACATGACCAAAGGTGTGGTTTACTCAGGTAACCAGGAAGACCCCATTAAATTTACGAGCAATCCCGATCCTACCGCGCTGGCGAACTACAACAAATTCATTCTCCCCCGCCTCGATATGCTGGTGGAAGGAAATGCCGCGCTAACTCCGGGTACGACGCTGAAAATTGTCGTGCATAACACGGCAGGTGACGGAGAACTCGATGAATCTATCCCTGACAAAATGATAGTGATGTCCGTGACTCATTTCGAAGACCGCTTTCGTTTTGTCAGCCGTGCACAGTTAGGAGTGGTGAATGGGTAGTTTGACAGGGAAGTATCGGGCTGTAGTGATAAGCGTCGATGACCCTAAAGGTCTGATGCGTACACAAATACGTGTTGTCGGCATGATGGATGGGTTACCAGATGCCTCATTGCCGTGGGCAGAAGCTATATTGTCCAATGCAAACACGTTTTCACCATTTCTGCCCGGCGATAAAGTATGGGTAGAATTTCCCTACAATGGGGATTCGCGATGGCCATTGATAATCGGTTATGCACAGGATGCATCCGGTGGCGCTCCCAATGTGCCTCCTGAAGCGTCAGGACAAGGTGAAGGCTATGTACCGCCTGAAGTCGAAGGTGCACCAGCACAACCATCAACCAGCGCCAAAAAAGACTTTATTTCGTCGCGGAACGGACTAATGGAGGTCCGGACGGCGGGCGGAGCCTGGGCCGTTACGCACTTGAAAAGTGGAACAACAATCGGGTTCAACGAGGCCGGGGAGTTATATGCCATTTCTCAAGGTCCGGCATTCATCTCTTCCGCAGGAAATCTCGATATAAAGTCAGGCGCGGATGTCGCCCTGAAGGCAGGGGGAAGTATGGCGATAGAGGCCAGCGGGAATCTATCCATAAAAGCCGCTCAAGTCTCTGTTGACAAGGCTTAAGAAAAGCCCGGCGTTCGGGCTTTTCTGTTATGACGGGTTCAATTTTTTATCCGTTACCGCGCGACGGTTTCTGCGTGACAAACGTCTCAAGCATCTTTTCCGCAATTGCCGACCAGGTGTGACACTGGACCTTTTCAGCATTTTTCACGCGATCAACGCGAGCAATAACCTCATCCCAATCAATCCGCGACTTGATAACCATATGGTTCACCAAAGCCAGGCGATCTGGCGGAAGGCAATCGGGAGGCGTTAATACCAACGCCCCGCACATTGCCGCCTCAAGTACAGTTAATCCAAGGCTTTCGGGATGCGTAACGATAAACACGTCACTCTTACGCAATTCAGCTGCAAATTCGGTTGCTGGCACCGGCGTCCGTCTGTATGGAGTTACCGAAATATTCCCCGGATCAATGGTAACCAATCCGTCATCAGTCAACGTTCTGGCCTCATACGGAACGGTCAGACGCTGAAGGTTCATAAGGATACTTAAGGAGTGATCAAAACCACTAACATCAAATGCAGCGTGGTCTACAAAAATACGCAGAACATCGTCTGTTTTGGTTTCCAGATGGAACAGATCCTGATTCGCTGCCCATCCAACATGTTTGTTAAAACGATTATGACGCTCTAACCTGCCTGGATTATCCAGGTACCGCCAGGTATCATCGCGGACAGTAAAAGTAATATCGACTGGTGCCGAATCCAGCATAGAACCGTCGTATACCTGGGCTACCCATCCAGTGAATCGACGACGCAGTTGCACGCCTATTTCCCTGGGCACCGTAGTAAAATACCGCAATCCTGGCGCTAAAATGGCTTTCGCAGAACACGAGGTCGCAGCGGTCAACACAGCTTCAACATAATCCTCCGGGCTTTCGACGCCGGGGGAATATGGACGATGGTATTGCAATGTTACCCCTGCCTCACTAAAGGCGCAGGCCAGGTTGTAAGCCCACATTTCCGTATATGTTTTCACATCACTGATAGCTTCAAATTTTCGCCCAATGATCAGGATGTTCATCGGCTTTTCCTCATTCCATTGCATTAATAATCCTCTTGCCAGTCAGCACCAGCATAGTTATCAAACCGTGAGTATTGGCCGTTAAAAGCCAATCTCACCGTGCCAATTGGGCCATTTCGTTGCTTTCCGATAATTACCTCGGCAATGCCCTTCATTTCGCTATCCGGGTGATAAACTTCGTCGCGATACAGAAACATGATCAGGTCTGCGTCCTGCTCAATTGCTCCTGATTCACGTAAATCTGAATTTACCGGTCGTTTGTCCGCACGCTGTTCAAGCGATCGATTAAGTTGTGACAATGCCACCACCGGTACTTGTAATTCCTTCGCCAACGCCTTCAGTGAGCGAGAAATCTCGGCAATTTCCAGCGTTCGGTTATCTTGCAGCTCGGGGACGCGCATAAGTTGCAGGTAGTCGATCATAATCATGCTCAAACCACCATTTTCTTTATAAACACGACGAGCGCGGGAACGTAGCTCTGTCGGCGTCAGGGCGCTTGAGTCATCAATAAAAATATTCTGCTTGTCCAACAGAATACCCATTGCGCCAGAAACCCGCGCCCAATCCTCGTCGTTAAGTTGCCCTGTTCGAATACGAGTCTGATCAACGCGTGCAAGAGAAGCCAGTGAGCGCATCATCAGCTGGTGGCTCGGCATCTCAAGGCTAAAAACCAATACGGGCTTATCGTTACGAACTGCGGCATTTTCGACTAGATTCATCGCAAACGTGGTCTTCCCCATAGATGGGCGGGCGGCGACAATGATGAGATCGGACGACTGAAGCCCTGCCGTCTTCTTATTGAGATCGGTAAATCCGGTATCAAGCCCCGTTACACCATCATGCGGTCGCTGAAACAACTCTTCTATGCGAGATACCGTTGCATCGAGAATGCTGGCGATATCTTTTGGACCACTACCGCTCTTTTGTCGTTTTTCAGCTATTTCAAAAACGCGGCGCTCGGCCATATCCAGCAATTCATTGCTGCCCCGGCCATCCTGCGCATATCCAGCTTCAGCTATTTCATTTGCGACGGAAATCATTTCACGAACAACCGCGCGTTCACGAACGATATCCGCATAAGCACAAATATTTGCCGCGCTGGGCGTGTTCTTTGACATCTCCGCAAGGTACGCAAAACCACCGGCGCGTTCTAATTTACCGTTCTGTTCAAGTGCTTCAGCAAGTGTTATCAAATCAATCGGTTTGCCATGACTTAATAACCTCTCCATCTCACTGAAAATTTCACGATGAGCATTGGTATAAAAATCATCAGCAACTATACGATCTGCCACTTCATCCCAGCGGCAGTTATCAAGCATTAAGCCACCAAGTACAGCTTGTTCTGCACTAAGGGAATTTGGCATGGATTCAAGAGGGGATGCAGACATTAGCACTCCACCCAGGCGTGCTGAATGTCAGATATAATCGGCATACTCAAATCACTCCTAACGATATGAGTCATCACCAGAAAATCAGGATTAATTCGCCGGACTCTTCCCGGCTGTCACACCGAATCGCCAAGATGGTGAATCCGCAGTCCGACGCTATGAACGGGGCTTGCACATTCCGGCTACCTGGTTTGTTGCCTGAGCTAGGGGAAAAGGTAACCCCTTTAACGTCACCAGACCGCTAACGACGCATGTGCCAGACGCCGTGTTACAACCAAATATGGTGGCCCCTACCGGACTTGAACCGGTGACCGTGCGATTATGAGTCGCCAGCTCTAACCACTGAGCTAAAGGGCCGGATTACTGTTTCCTAAGTGCTTCAATGGCGCTAACAATACCGCCTACAACTATGGCAACAATGATAATGAGAACAATTGGATACTTATCTGCAAAATCCCAGAAGCTCATCACTGATCCTTCGAGGCTGGTTTAAATATCGGCCATACCAATGTTACAGCTACTGCTACCAACGCCCCGTCGGATAAAACCGACAGGATTGTGCTGGTGAAATCCACCAGCACAGATAGCACGAGAAAAACCAAAGCCAGAATTAGACGTGCTTTTATAACCATCAGATATACTGTTCCAGTGGCAATTGAAGAGCCTGGGCAATTTTCTTCAATTGCTCCTGCTCTTCTGCCCCAATGCCATCCTGGTCAGCAATATCAATGCATAGGCACAGAACATCTACCGCATCATTAGTTCCAGACACGTCAGCCAGTTCACGTAAAGCCTGGGCATTCGCTCGGCGCGGCGAGGCTTCATATTGAGCGCGAATATTGGCGCTCATCTGGGCAATTTCACCGGAGAACGGCGCAAAGGCAGGAAGTGCTGCAATGGTTTTTTCCAATACTGCAATTTCTTTCGCATCGCAGGTGCCGTCAGAGTATGCAATGGAATATGCGCCCCAGACAGTCGCTTCCACCGCATCACGGTTTTCCATCTTCTTGACTCCGCCAGCCGCTTTGCGGAATTTCTTTTTGAGAATGCCGAGCATTTATTAACCTCATTACTGGTTGGGAAATAAGGTTGCGGTGCCGGGTGCCTCCCGGTGTCCTTTGGCTGGTTATCCACCGTGGACGTGGAAACAAGGAGAAATAATGGACAGATATAACCATTTCCCCGCGTGCGCTTAGCCGCATTCACCGCAACGGAAAGAGCATTCTTGGTGGACCTGTAGATTGGGATATGAACCCGTTACAGGAGAATGCTCTTACCTGTTACGTGCTCCGTTTCGTGGAGCTAACGGCGGGTGATCGGGCCGCACCAGACTGGACTTATTTCAGCGTTATGCTCATGCCAGAGAATCAAACTGTGATGGTCGGTGCTGAACTCCGACACAGGGTTGTAGCAAGCCCCGCAAAGCGCGCACTACTGTAGTTGCGGCACATCAGCCTGTGCATTCACCACAATGTTGAGAACACTGGTTGTCACGCTGCAACGCAACATTTATTCGTAGATTGGGATATGACCCCGTTACGCCAGTGTTCTCAACGTTATAGTGCCGGTTACGGTTCCGGCCAGGCCTCTTCCTCAACGGGGTGTTCTCCATACGGACTACCGTTTATTGGTCGTTCCTGCGGTTTATGTTGTGAAGCCAGATGCTTATCTTCTGGTTGCTTCAAAGAGCTGCACTTCATCACAACGGTAAGAGCACTCGATGCATTTAAGCCAAGCCCCATAAGGGAGAATGCCCTTACCTGTTGTGTTGTGATGACCGGTGCTGATCTCCGGCTTGCGGTTATTTCAGACTCTCACGGGCGTTTAATTGCCCCGCCGAACAGCTCTTTTCCGCAATAGCTGCAATGTCTTTCGCGCATCAGCCTGCGCATTCATCACAACGGTAAGGGTACTTCGTAGGGATTCGAACCCTCTGCCAAGCTCGGCGATCTCCGACGTCGCAAAATACCCTTACCTGTTGTGCTGGTGCCGATTAACGGACTCGAACCGCTGACATCCTGCTTACAAGGCAGGCGCTCTACCAACTGAGCTAAACCGGCATTGGCGATGGTGGATGGATTTGAACCATCGACCCGTTGATTAACAGTCAACCGCTCTAACCGCTGAGCTACACCATCACTTGCCGGGTACGTCTCCGGCGAGGGCTTCCACCTCCGTATGCTTTTCGGCGCACCGCGCCCTGGCTGCAATTCGGTAACAGGGGATGCACAACCCTGGCTTCCAGCGTGATTAGCGCCTTCAGCATGACGGGATATACCCGTAAATTCGTGGAACTGTACCCAAAGTGCTGTTAAGCACCGCTGTTACGCTGAAAAGAAAACGCAACAGGAAAGGACGCTGACCAACAGATGGCCCCTTCTCGTTCATCTGGTTAATCACACCAGCGCCCTTACCTGTTGTGCCTCCCCGTTCCCTAATACACAGACGGGGACACTCTGCGGTCGATTTTTTGACGGGGGACGACTCATACCCCGTGGCGTCTGGCTTCTTAGGCCGCTACCATCATCAGATCATCGTTTGCATTTACTTTAATGGTCAGTTTCTAAACCGCCGCAAAGTCGCTAACCATGACGAAAACCCTGAAAAAAACGCCCACCCGAAGATGGGCAAACTGGAAGCTCGTAACGCACTTCGGCGTTGCCACTTAGGCGCATGGTCAACCTGGCAACTCGGTGGTTTGTCTGGGAGGACTAGGCCCAGCCATGCTTACCGCCGCGCCTGTCGCGGCTAACAGCTAAATCGCTCTATAAATCACGATTCATTGAGGCGATATTACACTAATAAATTTATTAGAGCAATATACCAAAAACGTCATGAGCTACACCTCGAGTGTCCCCCTTACAAGACACAGAACGTCTGGCAAAAAGAGGTTCCACTCTGAAGCCACTGTCATGATAAAGCTCTCTGATGTTTGGCGCGCCACTGTTAGTAATGAGAACCTTTGCACCTCGACGATGAGCATCCGTCAACAGAGACACCAGGCGTTTTTGCTCTTCAAACTTAAAGTCATGACCGGAATAGTTCGTGAATCCCTCTGTATTTGGAAGCGGTTCATACGGCGGATCGCAAAAGATGACATCTCCTTCTCCGGCAGCTTCAATCACCGCTGCAAAATCACCGCATACAAACTCAGACCGCCCTTCCGCACCGAGGAAGGCTTCCATCTCCTGTAATGGGAAATACGGAGTTTTATACTTCCCATAACCGACATTGAACTCACCGGCCTGGTTGTAACGCGTCAATCCGTTAAAACAATGTCGGTTCAGGAACAAAAACGCCGCTGCGCGATGTAAATCATCATAGACTTGTTTGTTAAACGCATTCCGTACTGCCAGGTATCCTTCCTGTGTGTTGTAGTCCTGGAAGAAACGATGTGCCAGAGTGATAAGTGAATGCGCCTCGCGTTGCAGAGTCTTGTAAAAGTTAATCAGGTCAGCATTCACATCATTTAGCAGATTTTCCTGGTATCCGGCATTCATGAAGACAGCTCCGCCACCAACGAAAGGTTCAATCAGGCGCTTCCCTTCTGGCAAATAGCGAAAGATTTGTTCCAGAACACCAAATTTTCCACCAGCCCATTTGAATATGGACCGTTCGAATTCTGCCGCTGGTTTAACTTTTCGCTCTTTTGTTTCACTTCCTTCTTTCTGCCGACATACGGCCTTAGTAATCCGATCGCCAATCCAGCGCATTACTGGTATTGCCATACTATTGCCGATCGCTTTGTAACGCGGTCCGTCAGCTGCAAGCATCGCGGCCTCTTCTTCGCTTAAATCTGGATAGTGATTGCGAAGATATGCCAGTTCATCTGAATTAACTTTTTTACGCTTTTCCGTCGGGATCAACGTATGCCCATCAGGAAAACCTTGCAGCCTTTCACATTCGACAGGGGTAAGACGGCGGACAGCTACTTCTGCGTTTCTTACTTCATAGCAAACAGCTGTTGGATTTTTAGCCATTAGAGATGGTGAAGTATTCTTAGTTGCAGCATGTTGTGTACCGCTCATACGCTCAGGAAAAGCCAATGTAACAAGATGCTCATGGCTTTCTTGCTCACGTGCCCGCAATGTACCATGCCCTTCTGACCAAAAACCTGCTCCTGTGCTGCTAAAAACGGCAAGGTCAGTGGCATCTTTAAAATCTCTTGCCTTTACTGTCGATGCGGTTTCATCGTCAATATATTCCCCAAATGCTGCCATCCTGAAAGCGTTTACGGCTTTCGTCGATTTCATACCGGGTGGCATGTCAGCGTGTAGGCATGGATTTAGGCTTTCGCCACTGATTGCAGCGCCATTTGCAATAATGGCGGAAGCGATTTCCTTCTTTTTTCGGCTCGGCGCAATATTCCGGCGCACGCCTTTGAACTCAAAAAGTACCGTTGCGGGATCGAGGTCTGTTCGAGCACTTGCGACAACAAACACGCGTCGGCGTCGTTGTGCCACTCCGAAGTATTGGGCATCAAGGATTCTCCAGGCCACCTTTCGCTGCGGTCCATAAATACAACCACACTGCGGCCACTTTGGAGCATGGCAACCGGTTTTGCCATCCCACCGCCAGAACGCGTTACTTTTTCCTGATTCAGGTCGATCACCTGGTTCAAATGGCGCATCTTCTCCAGCCAATCCGGCAAGGAAACATCCGAAGGCGTTATCTGCCGATGACAGGACTCCTGGGACATTTTCCCAGACGATAACTGTCGGTTTGAGAAATGACTCAGCCCGTTTGTCGTCAATTGCATTTGCAAGCTCCACATACTTTAAAGTTAGCGCGCCACGCTCATCATCAAGCCCACCACGTAATCCAGCGATACTGAATGCCTGACAAGGTGTTCCCCCGACGAGCACATCAGGGGATTCGATTTCCCCAGCCAGGACTTTTTTGGCAAGTTTTGTCATGTCGCCAAGGTTGGCGACATGGGGCCAGCGGTGCGCAAGAACGGCAGATGGAAAAGGCTCGATTTCAGCAAACCACGCCGGACGCATACCCAACGGTTCCCAGGCAATACTCGCGGCTTCAATTCCACTGCAAACAGATCCATAGCACAGCTCTTTCACTGCTTAGCCTCTCCACCAAGGGCATTTACCAGAGCATCAACCAGGCACGAAATTTCACTGGTCAACAGGAAGAAATCTGCGTCCAGTCGCTGCGCTACATCTTCACTATCAATATCAGAGTTCTGATCAAGCAATTCATCCGCAAATTTGACGCTGGTAAGGCTGAAGTTATGGTCCAGTGTAAATTTAATGCGGTTCTGCCAGTCGAGTGCCAACTTAGTGACGAGCTTGCCAGCTTCCAGGTGTGTGGAAATTTCATCGCTTCCCAAATCCTGCTTTTTCACTCGGGCAATACCGCCATCCTCAAGCACTGCCTTAAGTTCTGCCGCATCCCCCATTTGAAATCCCTGTGGAGCACTACCATCACGTACCCAGTCGGTCAGCGTTAATTCAATGGGATTTTCAACACTCAGGGGAACAACAGGAAGAGAACCCAGAGACTTACGCATAAGCGCGAGCATATCCTCTGCCTGCCGCGCGCTGGCATTGATATAGATACGTTTAGTTGAACCGTCGTAGATCGCCTGGATAACAGAAAACTTTGAAAAAGCCCGTGGCAGAAGAGAATGCAGAACTTCGTCTTTCAGGGAGTCCTTCTCTGTTTTCTTCAGTTTACGCGCTTGTTCTTGCTCAAGTTTTTCAATTTTTTCTTGAATAGCTCGCTGGATAACCGGCGGGGGAAGAATTTTTGTTTCGCGCTTTGCTTCAACAAGGATAAAACCATTTCCATGCATAGCGATAACTTCGGAATTATCACCAAATGGAGATACAAAACCGAACTTGGCCATATCCTGACTACCGCATGGCGTGAAAAGGATCATTTTCTTTTTATCTTCTAAGTCGGTCAGATCCGCCTCACGAGAAAGTTTATAAATAGTAATGTTTTTCCAGTGCTTAAACATGTTGTAACCCTTGAATATCAACCACAGAAAGCTCGTCTTTGTAGAAAAAGGCCAGGTTGTGGCACCCCCTCGTTTGAGCGTATGAGCTGGGACCAATTTCGTTCTTCCAGACAAATGGCTTCAAATCCGTACGGCGAAGCATAAAAACGCGATTTGTTCCGCTCTGATTCCCAATGAGGCAAAAGCCTTCTTTCACCTTGATAGCCTGCAAGTTGTCGAGTTCACCGCTGGTTACACGGCTATCGAACTCTTTGCGGCTTATTAGCTCCATCTGCATCTGACGACTCCAAACAAATGCCCATTGAAGGGCGATGGCTGAATGGTACCGAAAATACGACATAAAAAACAATATTTATTAGAGCAATTTTGCAATAGTTGAACTCCATGTAGACCACAAACAACCTGAGTTAAAATAACGAAAATCAGAGCAAATAATTGGTGATGACGTGGCAAGTATTGCAACAAAAGACAGCATTTGTTCGGGGCACGGAGGATTCCCATCCAGGCCTCCTGTAGAGAGTGAACCACTACTTAAAGTCAACGGAGTCGAAGTGTTAGTTGATGGTAAGCAATATGCACAGCATACCGATGGAAACAGTACGCACGGTGGGCAAGCTATATCAACCAGGGCATGGTTTACCGTCAATGGTAAAGGGATCGTATGCGTTGGTGACCCTGTTTCATGCGGATCTACCGTAGCGTCCGGAGACGGCCTGGTTCAGGTAAGTTAGGAGATATCATGCTGGAAAAAGACTACCAGTTATCCGCATATAAAAAATTGGCCGCCGCCGGTGGGATGAAAACACCTGGTGCCATAACATCGGCACGAAACAGTGCTAACACAGCAAAACTGCTTGCAGAAGAATTGACCGGATTAATTCTGGATACAATTGTCTATCCCGACACTATTACCAGCTATGTTTCAACGATCAGAACAACCACAACCGGCTTAACGAACATTGGAGAACTGGCAACTAAGCACGCGGACCTGTTGGCTGGTTATGCAGATCTGTCAATGCTGCTTCAACTCGATATTGGTTGGGATGTTTACTGCCGTGCTAATGAGCGAGAAGTATCAGAACTGCCGATCTCTATTGCCATTGGTGATGTGACTATTACTAAATCGCTTGAGGACGCTGTAAACGCGCTTAATACATCAAGTTTAGTCGCTGCTATGGGGGAGATTAACCAGACCCTTAACACTGGCTCAGGAAGCTCGTCAGGCTCTGGTTCAGGCGGCGGCACTGCCACTCCCCCACCAGCACTAACAGAAGAGCAAATTGAATCTCTGAAAGTAGCAACTGAACAGTTTGGGGTTGTTTTCAACCAGACAACAGCGCCCACAACTGCGTTACAACAGCAGTATGAACGAGCGAATGAAAGCGCCAATGTAGCCATAACTGCTTATAACCATGCTATCGGTACTGCGCTTGCGGAAGCATCAGCAAATAAGGCCAGCACAGCCAGCGCAGTTGCTGCTTTGGTTCCTGATTCTGTTCTTGATGAATTAAACAAAGCGGCACAGTAACAAAGGACTTCATTGATAATTTTTCTTCAGGAGGAAGACATGTCATTCTTTTCTACGTTAAAAACAGCTTTGTCTTTGAAGGAGAAACTTGCTGCTACTGGTGTTCTTGTTCTGATTTGCGCACTTGTTGGTGCTGGGTTTGCATGGGAACGTCATCAGCTAAAGCAAGCCATCGAGAAAATTGGCAGTCTTGATCAGGCTGTTAAGGAACGTGATAAGTCAATAATGGATCTTAACCAGACCATTGAGACGATGAACAAAGCAGAGCAACATTTTCACAGCCAGGAAGTGAAAAATGAATCAGAACAAGCCAAATATGCTGACAGGCAAATGGAACGAAAAGCTGAAGTTCAGAAACAACTGGTTGCGGCGGGTAATGTTCGCCAGCGCATTCCTGCTGACACTCAGCGGTTGCTCCGGGAGTCGATCAGCGAATTTAACGCCGACGCCGACAAAGGTTAACCACCCTGCCCCCAAAAGTGCATTTATGTGCAGAATGCCAGAGTTTAGCAGTGAATATTTTGATGATCTGCCAGCGTATATCCTCGATACAGAAACGATGCTGATGGGGATTAACAGGAAGAATCGCAACGTTAATGATTACAACCGCGCTATCAGCGGTAACTAAAAGGGATTTTTATGTCTGATAAAGTAACAGTAAAGCAAACTATCAACAAAGCGACTTCAATCTACAAAATTGAGCACATCACTGTTGGCAAGCCAGGATCTGAACAATACCGTCATGCTTTCGAGCTTGCCGATCAGCTTGGTTTAAAACACCCGGATTGCATCGAGCATGTATTTCCGACCTATGCTGATGAGCAATGTACTCATGTTCTTACCGAAGAGGATTTTTTCAGCACTGAAGAACGAGAAGGCGTTGATCGCTGCATTGGTGTGATTTGTTCTTCGGTAAGTGATGATTTATTCCCTAATGTTCCGGAAGGTGGTGGTGTTGGATACCAATTCCTGTATGAAGGCGATGAGCTTAAATGTTATGAACATGGTCTTCTTATCGAAAGCGTAGAATAATACGGTTTCCTTCCAACCGGCTTTGTTGGCCGGTTTTTCACTTATCCACATTATCCACTGAGTAGATCCAATAATTAGGTCCATACAGATCCCAATTAGATCCATATAGATCCCTGATCGTTGCAGGCCGCGCCACGTCTGGCTTAGAAGTGTATCGCGATGTGTGCTGGAGGGAAACCGATGTGTGCTGGAGGGATAAAAATGTGTGCTGACGGGTTGCTAATGTGTGCTGGCGGGATATAGGATGTGTGCTGACGGGAAAGCCTGGGTAGTTATCACCGCTTATAAAAACTATCCACATAATTCGGAAAAAGTAATATGAATCAATCCTTTATCTCCGATATTCTTTACGCAGACATTGAAAGTAAGGCAAAAGAACTAACAGTTAATTCAAACAACACTGTGCAGCCTGTAGCGTTGATGCGCTTGGGGGTATTCGTGCCGAAGCCATCAAAGAGCAAAGGAGAAAGTAAAGAGATTGATGCCACCAAAGCGTTTTCCCAGCTGGAGATAGCTAAAGCCGAGGGTTACGATGATATTAAAATCACCGGTCCTCGACTCGATATGGATACTGATTTCAAAACGTGGATCGGTGTCATCTACGCGTTCAGCAAATACGGCTTGTCCTCAAACACCATCCAGTTATCGTTTCAGGAATTCGCTAAAGCCTGTGGTTTCCCCTCAAAACGTCTGGATGCGAAACTGCGTTTAACCATTCATGAATCACTTGGACGCTTACGTAACAAGGGTATCGCTTTTAAGCGCGGAAAAGATGCTAAAGGCGGCTATCAGACTGGTCTGCTAAAGGTCGGTCGTTTTGATGCTGACCTTGATCTGATAGAGCTGGAGGCTGATTCGAAGCTGTGGGAGCTGTTCCAGCTTGATTATCGCGTTCTGTTGCAACACCACGCCTTGCGTGCCCTTCCGAAGAAAGAAGCTGCACAAGCCATTTACACTTTCATCGAAAGCCTTCCGCAGAATCCGTTGCCGCTATCTTTCGCCCGAATCCGTGAGCGCCTGGCTTTGCAGTCAGCTGTTGGCGAGCAAAACCGTATCATTAAGAAAGCGATAGAACAGCTTAAAACAATCGGCTATCTCGACTGTTCAATTGAGAAGAAAGGCCGGGAAAGTTTTGTAATCGTCCATTCTCGCAATCCAAAGCTGAAACTCCCAGAATAAGTGTGTGCTGGAGGGAAGCTGCATTAAAAAAATGTGTGCTGCCGGGAAGGCTTGTCCAATTTCCTGTTTTTGATGTGCGCTGGAGGGGGACGCCCCGCAGTTTGCCCAGACTTTCCCTCCAGCACACATCTGTCCATCCGTTTTTCCCTCCAGTGCACATGTAATTCTCTGCCTTTCCCTCCAGCACACATATTTGATACCAGCGATCCCTCCACAGCACATAATTCAATGCGACTTCCCTCTATCGCACATTCTGGTCCTGCATCATCCCTCCAGCACACATCTAATAGCCTCATCGCCATTTCTTTACGTGCAATAATTGACGCACGAATCAAAAAAAGTTGCACGTAGCAGAATCAAACGTACAATTCACTCATACGAAATGATAAGGAGATGATGATGAAACGCGATTACGGCGGTGTCGGCACCATAGCTCTTCGTGCAAGCGCATTACTTAAGGCCATGAGTCAGGATATTGAAGATCAGCGCAAAGAGTTCAATCAGACCGAGTATTATCAGACGTTCACTCGTAACGCTGTGGCAAAGTTGCCGAAGCTGAGCCGCCGCATTGTGGAGCAGGCCATCAAAGAGATGGAAGATGATGGGTACCAGTTCAACAAGAAACAGGTCGGTAACGTTGAACAGTACGCGCTGACCATCCAGAACGTCATTGATATCTATGCCCACCGTAAGATCCCCAAATATCGCGACATTCACAAATCGCCTTACGTTATTTTTGTCGTAAACCTGAAGGGTGGCGTATCCAAAACGGTTTCCACAGTCACGTTGGCGCACGCTCTGCGTGTGCATCAGGATTTACTGCGTCACGATCTGCGCATTCTGGTAATTGACCTTGACCCTCAGGCATCCAGCACAATGTTCCTCGACCATACTCACAGTATTGGTTCCATCCTGGAAACCGCCGCGCAGGCGATGCTGAACGACCTGGACGCGGAGACGCTACGCAAAGAGGTGATTCGTCCGACCATCGTTCCTGGCGTAGACGTGATTCCAGCCTCTATCGACGATGGCTTTGTTGCCAGCCAATGGAAAGAGCTGGTTGAAGAGCATCTTCCCGGACAAAATCAGTACGAAATCCTTCGACGCAATATCATTGATCGTGTTGCGGATGATTATGACTTTATCTTTATTGATACCGGTCCACACCTGGATCCGTTCCTGCTCAACGGTCTGGCGGCCAGCGATTTGCTGCTTACCCCTACCCCACCAGCCCAGGTTGACTTCCACTCAACACTGAAATATCTCACCCGTCTGCCAGAAATGCTGGAGCAACTGGAGGAGGAAGGCGTAGAACCGCGTTTGAGCGCCAGCATTGGTTTTATGTCGAAGATGACCGGCAAGCGCGATCACGAGACATCACACAGCCTTGCGCGTGAGGTTTACGCCAGCAACATTCTGGACTCTTCTCTGCCTCGTCTGGATGGCTTTGAGCGATGCGGCGAGTCTTTCGACACCGTAATCAGTGCCAACCCGCAATCGTATCCAGGCAGTGCAGAGGCGCTGAAGAAGGCACGAACCGAGGCCGAGCGTTTCACTAAGGCTGTGTTTGATCGAATTGAGTTTGTTAGGGGTGAGGCGGCATGAAAAAAATAGTTTCCCGTGGACGAGTGCTGGGCAAGAATAGCTCCGAGTTTGCTCGCATGCTTGAAGGCAGTGAAGGCACCAAAACCTTTACCCTAAAATCTGGCCGCCAGGCTAAATTCTTGCTTACCGTCGTGCTGAGTGGTGAGATTGAGTCGCGCACGTTCGTTGACCCGGCAGTTAACGGCCGCGATCAGTCTCTGCTCACCCCTGAGTCGGTAAGCGATATTTCCCGCACCATTAAATTGCAACAGTTCTTCCCGGCTATCGGTCGTATGGTTGGGGAGCGCATTGAGGTATTGGACGGATCGCGTCGCCGTGCTGCGTGTATCTTCAATGAAACGAAATTTGAGATTCTGGTGACGAAAGATGAGATCAGCCTGGCGGATGCCCGCCAGCTGGCCATTGATATCCAGACAGCCCGCGAACACACTCTGCGCGAGCTGGGTAAACGCTTCGAGGTTATGTACGGTAAGAATATGACCAAAGAAGAGATCGCCCGAGCTGAGAACATCTCAAAGGCTAAAGTGACGCGAGCTTTCCAGGCTGCCGCGGTGCCGGATGAGATGATTGCTGTCTTCCCCGTAGCCAGCGATCTCGCCCTTCCAGATTACCAGTTACTGCTCCAGATCGCCGAGGATGCTAACGCTAAAAGCGTGCCGATTGAAGAGCTGGTTGATACGGTGCGCGAACGAATTGCAGAGACTGAGGGCGCGAAAGAGGATAAAGCGAAGATACTGGCTATCTTCAAAGCGGAAAGCAAAAGCCTGAAGCCCGCGCCGGTTAAATCTGTGGTGGTTGAGAAGCTGCGAGACTTCTCTGACCGTCGCCAATATGCCCGAAAGAAGTCCGATCCGAAAAAACGGGTTGTCGCCTACGAGTTCTCCAGACTCCCGTCTGAAGTGCAAACTGAAATTGACGAAGCAATAAAAAAAATCATTGGGAAAATGTCTGCTGGGGAATAATCCCGCTGGTGGGAGGCGGCTTTAGCCCCCTCCCCTGTCTAAAATGTCCCGCGTCTATTTCATGTATAAATATATGATATATATAGATATTCATGAAAAATTTCAGACTGAAATTCCCACGGTTTCACGCCTGTTTTACTTGTCCCCCTCCCCCGCACAAAAAATTTAAAAAATTACTTTTAGCGAGAAAGTCAACAAGTGACTTTCAATAAAATCTCTTCCGAAAAGGGATTCACACAAGTGCCTTGTGTTTAAGGAAGAGTAAATTGAGTAACTTACGCGAATACCAGAATCGTATTGCAGATATCGCAAAACGCTCTAAAGCTGTGCTTGGCTGGGCAAGCACTGCGCAGTTCGGTACTGATAACCAATTCATTAAAGATGATGCCGCGCGTGCCGCATCTATCCTTGAAGCTGCACGTAAAGACCCGGTTTTTGCGGGTATCTCTGATAATGCCACCGCTCAAATCGCTACAGCGTGGGCAAGTGCACTGGCTGACTACGCCGCAGCACATAAATCTATGCCGCGTCCGGAAATTCTGGCCTCCTGCCACCAGACGCTGGAAAACTGCCTGATTGAGTCCACCCGCAATAGCATGGATGCCACTAATAAAGCGATGCTGGAATCCGTCGCAGCAGAGATGATGAGCGTTTCTGACGGTGTTATGCGTCTGCCTTTATTCCTCGCGATGATCCTGCCTGTTCAGTTGGGGGCAGCTACCGCTGATGCGTGTACCTTCATTCCGGTTACGCGTGACCAGTCCGACATCTATGAAGTCTTTAACGTGGCAGGTTCCTCTTTTGGTTCTTATGCTGCTGGTGATGTTCTGGACATGCAATCCGTCGGTGTGTACAGCCAGTTACGCCGCCGCTATGTGCTGGTGGCAAGCTCCGATGGCACCAGCAAAACCGCAACCTTCAAGATGGAAGACTTCGAAGGCCAGAATGTACCAATCCGAAAAGGTCGCACTAATATCTACGTTAACCGTATTAAGTCTGTTGTTGATAACGGTTCCGGCAGCCTACTTCACTCGTTTACTAATGCTGCTGGTGAGCAAATCACTGTTACCTGCTCTCTGAACTACAACATTGGTCAGATTGCCCTGTCGTTCTCCAAAGCGCCGGATAAAGGCACTGAGATCGCAATTGAGACGGAAATCAATATTGAAGCCGCTCCTGAGCTGATCCCGCTGATCAACCACGAAATGAAGAAATACACCCTGTTCCCAAGCCAGTTCGTTATCGCGGCTGAGCACACGGTACAGGCGGCGTATGAAGCACAGCGTGAATTTGGTCTGGACCTGGGTTCCCTACAGTTCCGCACCCTGAAGGAATACCTGTCTCATGAACAGGATATGCTGCGTCTTCGCATCATGATCTGGCGTACTCTTGCGAACGACACCTTTGACATCGCTCTGCCGGTTAACCAGTCCTTTGATGTATGGGCAACCATCATTCGTGGCAAATTCCAGACTGTATATCGCGACATTATTGAGCGCGTTAAATCTTCTGGTGCGATGGGGATGTTTGCTGGTGCTGATGCAGCATCTTTCTTCAAACAGTTGCCGAAGGATTTCTTCCAGCCAGCCGAAGACTATATCCAGACTCCGTATGTTCACTACATCGGTACCCTGTTCGGTAACGTGAAAGTGTACGAAGTACCTGCTGGTATTTGTAAGAACTTAACGACAGAGAACATTCAGTTCAGCTCGATGGATGTGCTGTGCTACGTCCGTGATGAAAATCCGGGTAAAGCAGGCTTCGTGACTGGTGATGCTGTCCCGGCCATCCCGTTCCAGCATCCGACCACTCCGGCGCTGGTCAACCGTACCACGCTGTGGGGTTCGGCTATCAACGATATGCACCCACGCAACGGCGCTGATTACTTCACTCGTGTAACGCTGACAATGGCCAAAAAAGGCGGGCTTAACTTCATTAGCGGCGACACGATTGATGCCGGTGACTCTGAGTAATCAGGGGAAGTTCTCCGTTTAACATAGCGCCCCCGTGCGGGGCGCATAACAGGGAAAGTTATGTCTCAATATTCAATTCAACAGTCATTAGGTAATGCATCCGGCGTCGCGGTTAGCCCGATCAATGCCGATGCGACGTTATCTACCGGTGTTGCATTAAATAGCAGCTTATGGGCTGGTATTGGCGTATTTGCGCGTGGCAAGCCGTTTACTGTTCTTGCGGTTACTGAGTCCAATTACGAAGATGTTCTCGGCGAACCGCTGAAGCCGTCTTCCGGCTCACAGTTCGAACCAATTCGCCATGTATACGAAGCTATTCAGCAAACGTCTGGTTATGTTGTTCGCGCTGTTCCGGATGATGCGAAGTTCCCGATTATTATGTTCGATGAATCAGGCGAACCGGCTTACAGTGCGTTGCCATACGGTTCTGAAATTGAACTTGATAGTGGCGAAGCCTTTGCTATCTACGTTGATGATGGTGATCCGTGTATTTCACCTACCCGTGAGTTAACCATCGAAACGGCAACAGCGGACAGCGCGGGTAATGAACGCTTCCTCTTAAAACTGACCCAGACGACTTCGCTCGGCGTGGTAACGACCCTGGAGACACACACTGTGTCTTTGGCGGAAGAAGCGAAAGATGACATGGGCCGCTTGTGTTATCTGCCTACGGCTCTGGAAGCCCGTTCTAAATATCTGCGCGCGGTTGTTAATGAAGAGCTGATTTCGACAGCGAAAGTAACAAACAAAAAATCGTTGGCGTTCACTGGCGGTACCAACGGCGATCAGTCGAAAATCTCAACCGCTGCGTACCTGCGTGCGGTTAAAGTGCTGAATAATGCGCCGTACATGTACACCGCTGTTCTTGGCTTGGGCTGCTATGACAATGCGGCTATCACCGCATTAGGTAAAATCTGTGCAGATCGCCTGATTGATGGCTTCTTTGATGTCAAACCGACATTGACGTACACGGAAGCGATCTCTGCTGTTGAAGATACCGGTTTACTTGGTACCGATTATGTAAGCTGTGCTGTCTATCACTACCCGTTCTCCTGCAAAGACAAATGGACCCAATCCCGTGTGGTCTTTGGTCTGTCTGGCGTGGCGTATGCGGCGAAAGCTCGTGGCGTCAAGAAAAACTCTGATGTCGGCGGTTGGCATTACTCACCGGCTGGTGAAGAACGTGCCGTCATTGCTCGTGCGTCAATTCAACCGCTGTATCCGGAAGATACCCCGGACGAAGAAGCAATGGTCAAGGGCCGTCTCAATAAAGTATCTGTTGGCACCTCTGGCCAGATGATCATCGACGATGCTTTAACTTGCTGCACGCAGGATAACTATCTGCACTTCCAGCACGTCCCATCCCTGATGAATGCAATCAGCCGTTTCTTTGTCCAGTTAGCCCGACAGATGAAGCATAGCCCGGACGGTATTACTGCGGCTGGCCTGACTAAAGGGATGACCAAACTTTTAGATCGCTTTGTCGCCTCCGGCGCTCTGGTGGCTCCTCGTGATCCTGATGCTGACGGTACAGAACCGTATGTGCTGAAAGTTACGCAGGCGGAATTCGATAAATGGGAAGTAGTCTGGGCCTGCTGCCCGACTGGCGTAGCCCGTCGTATCCAGGGCGTACCGCTGCTTATTAAGTAAGGGAATACAATGAGCAAAAACTTTTTTCAATCCGGGGCATTTTTGGGGAATGGACTGTCTCGTTTCGCTTTGAACTCTGATCCTGTGCAGCTGATGGAGTCTGCCCGAGCAAGCGCTGAACCGCCAACAGATCCGGTTATTAATAATAATCCGGAACCGGCGGCACAGACTAACGATAACGTTCCATCTGCCCAGGCTCCTGAGCAAATCCTGGAAGGGAAAGACGGTAAAGAATGGACCGTCGAACAGGCGCACCAGATGATTCTGGAAGCTGCAAATCGAAGTGCTATGCAAAATGCGTTGAGTGATGCGGCCGACGCCGTTTTCGCCTGGGCTGATAGCGGTGATCTGACTTTCGACTCCCTTGATGGTTTCGTTCAGGCTATCGCTGGTATCTCTGATGACGACGACTCCGAAGTTACAGAAGAACAGGACGATGCCTATAACGAAGCATGGGCAAATGTTGCTGACTTCCTCGCAGCATGCGGTGTAGATGATGACCTGATCGAAGCACTGGCTGACGATGAAGACGACGACGCAGCTGCTGATGTTGGTGCCTCTATCGCTGGTTTAGATAGCGACGACCGCGACGAACTAGAAGCGGCGTTTGTTGTTGCTGGCACTTCTGATGAAATGCTGACTGAAGCATTTAAGAAGGTTGTTCGTAACGGTGAGATCAAACTCATCCGTAAACGCCTGCGTAAAAAACGTCTGACTGCGGCTCAAAAATCGGCGCTGAAAAAAGCGCGTCGAAAAGCCCAGACCGGCGCGGCAAAACTTGCCCGCAAAAAGTCAATGAAACTGCGCCGTAAGCGCCTTGGCTAAAGGAGGAGGCCGGAGAACTCCGGCCTTTAACTTGAATGGCACCTATTCCTTATGGGGTTTACAGCCAGGCTGACGGTGTATCGCCATTTCTGAAAGTTACTTTAACGAACTCTCAGTACCAGGTTACCGGATATATCAGCCAGGGGGCGGCAATGAACATGGCCCAGAATTGGGAAGCGCCGTTTACCGGTATGTCCATGGGATCTGTTGCTGGTGCCTTCAGTGGTTTTGCGCAGGTTGGTACTGAAACAACGTCGGTTGCCCGTTGGAACAGCTTAATGGTTTGGGAAGGGGGAACACCGCCGACTTTCACGCTGCCAGTAACTTTCATCGCTTTGTTTGACCCATTCACGGAGGTTTCAGGAGCTATCGCCGCATTGTCAGCGATGATTAGCCCGGAACTTAAAGATGCCAGTATTGGTGGTCGAATCCCGGAGCGCGTGACGCTAAACATTGGTCGCCGGATCAACATCATTGATGTCGCTATCCAGGACATAAGTTTCGATCTCGATGCGCCCAGGGACAGCAATGGGCATTTCCTGAAAAACACCGTCAACCTCCAGTTGACCGGTTCTTCGATATATAACAGCTCCGATATTGTTCGGGCGTTCCAGTAAAAGGATTTTATATGGGGCACAATAACACTAAGGGAAACCGTAAATTTATTAAGGGCCGCTATACTGCCAACGCGGCCAAAGGCGAACGACTGGTATCTTCTGAATTCCAGCTCACTTTTGCAGGCCATGAAGATATCAGCGTACTGGTTCGCACGTCGCAAATTCCTGAAATGACCCGCGAGGATGTGGAGGACTATGGTCCGAATGGTGTGAAGTTCAACCAGCACGGACCAATTCGAAACTCTGGGGAAATCCAGGTCCAGTGCGTGGAGACTATCGAAGGCGATATTCTTCAGTTCATCAAGGATCGCATTGCGGCGAAGGACTATGTTGATATCACGATGGCTGCTACCCCTGAATCCAAATCTTCCGGGGTTAACGCTGTGACAAAAGCTGCTACAACAATTGAAATGTTGGACTGCAAAATCTACAGTGATGCAATCGACTTTAGTACCGAAGATGTGACTGCCGCTGTGCGCCCGTCACTTCGTATCGTCTACAACTGGATTGAGTGGGATTAAGAGTCATCCCTTGTATTTTAAAGCTCCTTCGGGAGCTTTTTTATTTGGAGAGGAAAGGGTGCATTGAGGATACCTGACACACGAAGAGTGGCGAGGATCTCTCCCCGCCAGGTCTCTTACCTTTCAGATTCGTAGGCTGTGAAGACAGTGACCTCCGTCTGGCCGGTTCGGATTCGTACCTCGCAGAGGTCTTTCCTCGTTACCAGTGCCGTCACAATGACGGTTAAACAGATGACGATCAGAGCGATTAACATCGCTTTTTGCTGCTTCATAGCCTGCTTCTCCTTGACCTTTTGGTCGGTAAGAGGCTAATCTACGTATGCTAAGCATAGATATGGCCTCAGATTAATGTTAAGCGTCTTGCAGGACGCGTAATGTTATCTGGGGCTTTCTTCTATCTGCTTTTCGGGTAATGCCTGAAGCAGATAGCCTCAAGCACCCGCAACGATTGTATCAATGTCTGGCTTTTTTTCTATAGAAATCACCTGGAAGGGTGAATATCCACATCAGAAGAAATGTTGCAGCAAACATGATCCCTAATGGCCAGACCGCGCCAAAGAAAATCCATACTAAGATCTCCTCTGCTCGTTCTTTGCGGTCGATATCGACAAGCATTTTTCGGCTGATCATGTATACACAGAAGCCAATACAAACATATCCTGCAAAAGCGATCGCTAACTGTAAAAAATCAGATTGCATCTCCGACCTCAAACTGAAAACGCCAGGTGACTCCAGATTAGAGCAATCTATCACCCTCTGAATCCTGCCGGTATACCCCATTGTTCGTTATCTTTATTTTTGGCTAAAACCGCATTAAGAGCTTCGTTTACCGTCATGCAATGCGGCAGATTATCGAAGTTTGATATCCCGCCAATATCAGGAGAACGCTTGTCCTTCAGGTAAGCATATTTCCGCGCTGCCGCCTCTACTTTCTGCTTGAACTCATGTTTTTGAGCGCGTTTTTTGGATAACCGCAGATTGTCAGCCTTTGCTTTTGCCTCAGCGATCCATGAAGTCAATTTTTTGAGTCTGGTCGTTCCGGCACCGCCGGAAACTGATCTTTTTATTTTTTTAACTTGTGACTTCTTATTCTTTATTGCCACGTCATCCTGACAGGGGGAGGGGGTATCATTTTGACATGGGGGTGTGGATAAAAAATTAAATAAAGCCAATGTCTTAGCGAGAACAGCTTTAACCTTGGTTGCCGCTGAAGAGATCTTTAATTTGCTTTCAATCAGCGCATTTTTGGCTTGTTGTGCGAAGGCCAAAAAGGATGGTGTAAACCGGTACAGGTTAGCGCGACGTTCACGGTGATCGCCGATAACAATCTCTACAGACAGAATTCCTTTGTTTACAGCTTCACGGAATGCACGAACGACGGTTGATTGGCTATAACCAGTTTCTGCCGCGATCAGGCGGTGAGGCTTGTGAATGAAGTATTCACTAGTTGTTGCCGCGAGATTTGCACATTGCGACAGGATATGCCCGGCGCTACGGGATAGACCGGAGTGTGTTACAAAGCAGGCCAATTCATAGCCAGAAAAAGTAAAATCGCTCATCGTTATACAGCTCAGGAAAGTGACTTTAGCCAGCATTACAATGCTGGTGGTTCTTACTACGTCTGTTAGCGCGTTGCCGCGACAGGTACCAGCACACCAGCATCAAGCAATCGCTTCATCAGCCACTGCTGACCTTTGCCGGTTATACGAGTCGTGAAAGAAATCCTGCTTCCATTGCTTGTATCGATCACGGTTTCTTTAAGGGTGAAATACCCACGGGATATGTATTCTTGTTTGGGGACGTTCCTGCGTTCACCGGTTGCGATCAGAATTCCGTTATCACGCAACCAGGTGAAGAGATAGTTTTGGCCCAGGCCGAGCACTTTGGCATAGTTGCCGATTAGAACTCCGCTGGCGGTAGCAACGCGTTCGGCGAATTCGACTTTAGGTGCATCCATAAGCATTTTTTGCTCCAGCCGTTGCTTTTGCTCTGCCAGGTCGGCAGCCAAACGGAGAGCTTCAGGGAGACTCTGCGGAATAGCAGGTTGTAATCTTCCGGCTCGATAGTCGATAAATGTCTGGTTTACCTTCAGCCGAAACGCGGGAGAAATCCAGCCTGCGTACTCCACAGCGAGCAATTCATGGGCAAAAGTGCCGCCGCCACGGCCTTCGAAAGAAACTATGCAATTCTGCATAGTTTCTTTTTCAAGCTCTTCGATGAGCTGTTTGGCTGACAGCGTTCTTAGCCATTGAGCTGGCGCTTTATGGGCACCGAGTCCGCTCGCTCTGTGTAGAGCATTAAGGTTGTAACGGCCAGCGCGGTCGGTCGTAATTTCAACACCACAAATAACAGGCAGAGTGGTTGAAGGATCGACATTTTGATGAAGGTTTGATATATTCATATCCGCATTGAATGTTTGTTGCATTTTTTCTCCAAATTTGCATCAACCTTCAATCACCAGCTCGAAATGGTGATTCTTTGCACTTAGAAAACGAAATTTATTAGAGCAAATTTTTCTGGCCCGATCCAGATCGGGTTGGTCGATCTGCTCAGAAACCTGCCAGTTTGCTGGCAGGTTTTTTCTTTTGTTAACCTATTGCTACTGGTTTTAACAAACCAGCATCAAGTAGCTTGCGAGTTAACCACTGCTGGCCTTTACCCGTTAATTGGGGCGTCAGCCGTATCTGGTAGCCATTTTCATCATCCAGCACCACTTCTTTCACCGTGAAATATCCGGCGTTGATGTACTGCTGGCGCGGTACGTTTTTGCGCGCACCAAAAGCCATGAGAATGCCGTTCTGGCGCAACCATGAGAAAAGGGCGTTTTGCTTAAGTCCAACGACCTTTGCAAAGTTCCCGATCAGGATTCCATTAGCCGCTGATACCCGGTCGGCAAAATCGACTTTAGGGGCTGCGGCCACCAGCTGTTGTTCCAACTGCATTTTCTGTTCTGCCAACTCGGCAGCCAGGCGTAGAGCTTCTGGTAATGTTTGGGGGATCGATGGGGTAGGTGAGTTTGCCTGCTGCAATTCTTCCAGTTTGTCGATCAGCGAACGGCGGACCGCTTTCGATTCGCGCGCGGCGACTCGCAGGGCTTGTTTGTAGGTCATGGTTATGACAACCATAGGCGTACCGCCACCTGGCGGCACGGTTGCACTTTTTGTGTAACCGTCCTCACCTTCTAATTCGTCGAGTATTTTTTCGATGAATTTGTTGTTCCGAACCTCTGGTTCCCCACATAACTTACGCGCTTCATTGACCATCTTTAACAGTGTCAGGCTGTCGATTGTGTCTCCGGTGGTGGGGATGACATTCACGGCTGGTGCTGACGTTGCTGAAGCAACAGGTGCTGGTTTTTTAACATTCAAATTATTACTGGTCATTCTATGTGCCTCCTTTCTCATTTCTGCTGCCACCGTTGCGTAACGTAGACGTCCTTGTTCAATCAAATAATCCCTGATCTCGGCTATCAGTAGCCTGTTGATCACAGCCTTATCTGTTCGGGTATAAAAACGCCTGGTTATCATGAAATAGTTGGCAATTGCGCCGGGGATCTCCCGTGTCGGCATACAGGCAGTATGCAGGGCGATCGCTTCGGCTATTTCATTACGGGTGACGAGAGGTTTTTTCATAAAACCCCCTGAACGTCAGCAGAGAAGGGGAGGTTCCAGTAACTAAGTGAATTGCGCGAGTTAGTAGAAAAACGGGCAGTAAAAATGCAGGGACCATCAGGCAATTGAGAGCGTGCTTCGTCTTCAGTTGCTGCGATAACGAAGTGATAGTGGTGTTTTTTACAGGAATAGAAACGCCAGATGAATTCTGGGCGTGCGCAAGGATTGGCATTAACCATAGTTACGGCCTCACAATCAGGTTTAACAACCTGCTACCCGCTGCTAAACAGGTGGCAGGACGTGACGGGGTTAGCAGACTGGCGATTGTGAAACCAGCAGGCCGAAGCCTCCCCATCACGCCCCACCATAATTTGGGCGTAACGCGGTTTTACGGACACAAAAATACCGCAATATCGGATATCTGCGGCTGTCCGCACAATCATTCAGGCTGCTAAACCCGGTCGCAGAATTTGCTACGACGGCGGAACTATAAGCCTGAACGATTAAAAGGTCAATATGATGCGAAAAGATAGCATTCGCGACTTAAAAATACAAATTTATTAGAGCATTGCATGCTTAATAAATACACAATTGGATCTAATAACCTCTTTTTTTTAAAGGCGAAAATATGTACCCTAAATGAGTTATAAGGCAGGTGAGGTTATAATGAGAAAACTATTACTACCGTTATTATTTATGGCTGGGACTGTTAATGCAGCATCAAGCGTAAAGGAGATTTGTACCGATTATACGAAATACCTTGGGCACGTTTACGGCTTTGCTGTCAGTCAAGACGAATCCATGCGCAAGAAGTTACTGTCAGATATGAAACGCCTTAAACTTTCTGAAGCGATGGTGCAGCAAGAACTGTATAAAGTCGCAACCAACGAAAATGCTAAATATCAATATTCTCGCCTATTAAATCCCGACGCAAACGAGATCAATCGAAGCTCTTTCGATTATATGGTAAAGGCATGCGAAACCGCTCCTGATTTTGCTATCCCTAGCTGGGGGGTGCTGGTGGCGAGCAATGCCGTTAATAAAGAAGATGTTGGAAGAAATGGCATTGACTCAATCAGAAATGCCCCAGGAATGCGCCATCAAAACGTTCAGGGTACGCTTGAAGAGCGGGCCAGGGGGCCGGGTACAAACTCCCCAATGGGAAACCTCTCTCCAGAAGAATTGCAAGAGTATAACCAACGGATGGAGCAGTATGAGAAAGCGGCACGCGAAAAAATGGAACAACAAAAGAACGGCTCACTTAATACCTTCCAGCAAGGTTTAAAAGCGCTTAATTTACCCTATGAATGGTAAATATATGATGGGTAATTAATTAAAATATTGATAATAATTGTTAATATCCAAAGGAGATAAATTAATGCGCATCAAACGATTTTTTCTAATTCTTGCTTTGCTTACTCCTTTTTCGTCAATGGCAAATGTAAGCAAATGGTCAACCGGCGAGACTCATGGTGTTCGTTCTTATGCTGTTTCCAGCAAAGATAATTATACGCTTACATTTGAGTGCGATGTTGGATTTAATAATACGGATCCCAATCAAGTAGGAACACGACTACTCACTCTCATGAAAACAGAACCTGGCGGTGAGTCATTTGATGCTAAAAAAGAACAAATAACGCTGAAAGTTGGTGATGATGAATATCCTATCAGTTCTATCGGTTCCTCTGTGGGTGATAGTTACTGGTATGGTTTTTGGTCAGATACCCCTGATATGGAAGTTAAAACATTCGATGCATACGTAGACGGAAAAAAAATCGCAACATTTACGCTACGTAAGGCCGCAGAGCTTTTCAACGCGGCACCTGAAGATGGCTGCCTGAAGCGCGCAAAATGACCTGTCACAAATGACTACTCGTAGAATCGGTTAACACACCAGATTCTACGAGGTTTCAATGACACCACGACAATTACTCGAAGACGTCAAATCCCGCTTCACACCTTTGATTGCGGATGAACCTGCCTTACTGGAATCCCTGCTAAGAAAAGCATTGGGAACCTACCAGGATAGGGCGGGGCACATCAAGCGGATACGCATCACCGATCAGGCCAGTAAATCACTTGCTTGCCCAGTTGATTTTCTTGCGCTCGTATCGGTTACAGATCACACCGGCGATCTTGTCTACTCCGATGTTTACGATGGGAATATCGAGCTTGAAGATACCCATCGAGCGGTATACCCACTGAATGTGTCATATCTGGCTAATTTGCGTGATATGGATCTGGATAATGGGGATGTGCCACCTGAAATCATTGGGTTACTTTCTGACTATCTGGAAGTGCTAATCGCGATACCTAACACTGATCGCCTGCGAAGAATATCTATCGCGGGGAAACTCGATGCCAGTAATTTATCCGACGAGAACACGCTGTATCAGCGAAAGCTGGATCTGGAAGAGAAAATGAGCGCAACAAGGGCAATTATCCCGGGAATTGTTCTTTTCTCATCCATGTTGAAGTGAGGGGGCTGATATGGGGCTTAATGTTGCTTCAGTAAAGTCTTATGTATCTTCGGCATTAACGACGACATTATTTGGCTCCGGCGTTGGTGAGCGGGAAGTTGGTAAGCTGACGTCAATCATCATGAACAAAATGCTGTTCGCGCAAGGATGGCAGTTCTCTGTCGAAGTTGATGGTCTGGAGGGGGCAGACTTCTTTGCTAAAGACATTACCTACCACGATTACAGCATCGAATATGAAACGATTAAAATCGGCGGAGGGAATATCCTTCAGCCAACGGAGCGTTCGCCTGGGCAGATAACAATGATGGTCAGGGATACCGTTGATGGCCTCGTTTTGGACTGGTTTAAGACGGCAAAAGGTCGGGTTATCAATCCGGACGGTACCGGGAATATACCGTCTAAATATTTGCTCAATGCGCGTATTTATCGGTTGCTGTCCTCCGGTTTAACCAAACTGGAAAATGAGATGACGGTATTCCCGGTCACTACCGGCGATGTCACCTATGCGCGGGATCAGGTTACGGAATTTAAGTCATTCCCAATGACCTTCGCATTGCACAGCACGTTTAACCAATCCTCAAGTTCTTTAGCTTCCCTTCTGGGCTTTAGTTTTTCTCTTTGAATTAAGGAGCAAGGATGCTTTTACCTCTTTTCCCGCTACCATCGCGGCCAACTGAATTGATCCAGTTCCGTCAGCCAAATATTGCTGATGCGATGCGTTTCAACTCGATAACACCGGAGGAACAAGAACAACAGACAACGGCGTATTTAAAAGTCTTGCTGGCTGAACCCGCGAAATATGATCCCCTGACATGGACGGCGCAGGACCGGATTACCGCGTTATGGTGGATATTTACTGGCTCCCGTGAAACACCGGTCGAGACATTCACCTACACCTGTAAACATTGCGGTAAAGAGCATTATTACGATTGCGATATGAATGCTCTGGCTGAAGATATCCAGGTCCTGGAAGTGGAACCGTTCATTGACGATATTGAGGTGTCTGTAGAGGGCGTGCCTTATCAATGGCGTATCGTGCCGCTTGATGGTTGGGCAATGGAAATGCTGGAGATGCGCCGTGCAGCATTGCCACCTGAAGACGACGCGGAATTCAAAGAAGCGATCGTTGATTTGCGTTTTTGGGAATTCGCTTATCAGTGTGAACTTTATAACGATGTTAGCGGTACTCGTGAAGAGCAGGCTGAGCGTCGTTATGAAACGATCAAACGGATGGCCATTGATACTGAATTTATGAAGCTGGCGGCACACATCCGGCTGGCTCATGAAAAGCTCGAACATGGTTTACCGTGCTACATCGATAAAGGCGAAATGCGTCTTCGTCTCCCGCCGCACAAATGCCCAAACCAGGATACAAAGGAGTCCACAGAGGGTGCGTATACCCGTCTGTGGGTGCCCTTTCGGGCTACCGACTTCATTCCACAGGTGGGGATTGAAAAGCTATCAGACCTTAGTGTCCAACCTGGTTTTGTATGGGGGTATACCGATTCAGGACGCTGAAAGGCTCACTGAATCCTATGCGTTTTTCCTGTTGGAGAAACTGGAAGAAAAACTTAAACCGAAGCGGTAGGCGATAAGATCATGGAAAGAAAAAACGCCAACATTGACGATGTGATAAGGACGGTTGAAACCGCCAGCGCAAAAGAGCTGGAAGAGCTTGCAGGTATTCGGGAAGCCGTTGAAGATTTGAAAGGGGGGCGAGTTGCTACAGTTGATCCTGTCTCTCGCAGTGTGTCGGCATTAAATCGCACAATCGAAAATTCCCGGCCAGACTTTGTGGCCAATGCGCCATCAGTGGACCCTATTGTTGAGGCAATGAAACGGCTTAATTTAGGGGACGTTTCTCGTGTAGTTCAGGAGGATGTTGCTCTACAGGAACCGCAGGCCAAATCAACTACGCGAAAGGGTAAAAAACGACGCAAGAAGGCTATAACAGAAGATGTAAAGGCGCAACGGACCGAAGCAGCCGAACACGCTCACGAAATGTTCGGTCAAAAAGGCGGTGCGCAAAAAAGCCAAAACCAACGCGATGCGCGTGGTCGTTTTATTGGAAAGTCAGGGAGTAAGGCCGCAGCGGAAGATGCCCGTGCTGAACGTGCTGAAAAGGCTAGGCGCAAAGAGGATGATGAGCGTCTAAATGCTGAATCAGGTTTATTAAAAAAACTGTCAAAAGTAGCTGAAGGCATAGGTAACCCTTCAGAGACTCGTGCCGTCGATGCGTTAGGTTATGCCGTTGCTGGTCCATTGTGGGCAGCAGGGAAGGAGCTTGGCGGGATATCAAAAGAAGTTGGTGGATCGCTTAATGGTGCCAGAAAGTCTATTGCCGATGTGATTCGTGGCAATGACGATAACAGCCGTAGAAAAGGTTTTTTTAGGCGTAAATCGCAAAATAGTGCCGATGTCGTTCAGGTTAACACCCAAAAACGGACGGTTCAGGAACTTCAGGAGCAGACCAGCGAAATTAAAGAGGGCAATGACAAGATTCTCCGCGCCCTTGATCAGATAGCCAAAAACACCGGTAAAAAGAAGGGCGGCTTGCTGTCCAAACTATTTAGCCTGTTAGGGAAGGGGGCCGGTGGCGTCGCGTCGTTGTTAATGGGGCGTGGCATGCTGAAAAAAGCTGGAGCACTCGCTTTTGGCGCTCTGGGGGCAAAGAAACTTGTAGGAATGCTACGCGGTGGTGGCAAGAAGACTCTCGCTCATGAAGGCGGAGATTTGGCTGCCCGGGCAGCAGGTAAACTTGGATTAAAGGCAGTTGGTAAAGGGGCGTTACGCGCAATTCCCCTAGTCGGCACAGTGGCTGGAGGTATTTATGATGCGGTAACCGGTTGGAATGATACAGAAGCGCAACGTCGAGCGTTTGGGCTTAAATCAGGACAAGATCCATCATTCCAGCAAAAAGCCGCTTATACGTTAGCCAATGTTCTTGATTTGGGGGGACTGGTATCTGGTATTAGCAGTGCTATTGGTGATGTTCTCAAATCACTTGGATTTGAGGATATCGGCAATATGTTGCAATCATTTTCGACGGAAAGTATTGCCCAGGCCATTGATAGCGGGGTTACCAACTTAGAAACATATATTTCTAACCTTGGCGACACCATTTCTACCAAGTTCGATGATTACACAGCAAAGATTGGTGATGCTGTTTCAGCATGGTTTAGCGATACATCTAATAAGTTGCTTGAAAAGCTGGATGCCATAAAAGACTTCTTTACTGTCGATAACCTGAAACAGGTTTTCAGTGATGCAATTGATAGTGCAATTGACTTCATTAAGAACCCAGGGAAACACATTAAAGAGGCGGCTGGTAATATTTGGGATGGGGTTAAAAATTTACCCGGTAAAGCATTAGATGCAGCGGTTGATGCCGTTAAAAATACCCCTGCGGCAATGATTGTATCAAAAATACCCAATCCGATCGGCGAGGCTAATGCAAAAGAAATCACTCCAGAGTTAAAAGCTCCGGTTAATAGCCACCAGGAGACATCTGATTCTAAAACTGAATCCGATGCTAAACAGACTAATATTGCTACCCGCGTGATAAATGCGGCACTGGACACGGCGAAAGATAGCAATAAAACAGTTAAAGAAACTGCCAATCAGATTATCAATGCAAATGCCGTAGAAACGGGCAATAGCGCGGTGCGGAAAATTGATTCAGCTATTGGACAAAATAGCTCGTCATCATCGTCGCGTAATACCACCGGCACTGGGAATGACATTCAGAAAGCTGCTGATACCTACAATAATGGCAACTTAGATGTAAAAGTCGGAAGCCTTGGCGCTGAAGGTAAGGCAAATCTCGATAAGTTAGCTCCGTATTTTGCTGAACTAGAGAATAAATATGGTCTTCCTGAAGGCACTCTTTACGCGATTGCTGCAACTGAATCTGGTGGTAATCCATACGCAAAATCCCAAACTGGTGCTCTAGGAATGTTTCAGTTCACGGGCATTGCTCGTGAAGAGACTGGCTTAGCTGAAGGTGAATCGTTTGATCCTGTGAAATCGGCAGAAGCTGCGGCTCTTCTCATGAGCAAGTATCTGAAGCAAGCCAATGGAGACTTAAACGAGGCCATCACTGCATATAACGCTGGGTTTGGCACTATTAATAAGTGGAAAAAAGGCACCGGTGACTTATCGAAGGAAAACCGTGAGTACGCGATCAAGGTCAATACTCATCGTGCTCGCTATTTAGGTGGTGAAATCTATACACCTGGGGCAGGAGCACAGGGTGGGGCGCAATATGGAGTGAGGGGACAACTGCCTGATAACGCCGTTATCGATCAGTCTACTGGTCTGGCGTTTACCCCTGGTGATAGCCCGTTTGAGAAAGGCGGTCTGGTAGACAAAATCGGCAATGCTGTTGGCGTTAACGATCTGGTCAACAAATTCATGAATGGCCGGGGTATGCGTCGGGAAGTCGTTCAGGGAACGCTCGAAGAACGTGCACGAGGGAAGGGGACCGCAACAGCAGCTGGCAATGTGTATGTTGATACTCCGATGCCAGTTGAAGAGGCGCGTCCGGTGGCCAGCAACTCAAGTTACTTTGACCAACTCGGCGCACAAATGGGGATTGATGGACTATTCGATAAACTCCGCAACTCGCCGGGGATGCGGAAAAATAATGCGCCTGAACCAGCCTCCACGTCCCAGGTGACGACTGCCGCCAACGATTTGCAGCAACCAACCGGTCGTATGCAGATAGACGGGCAGGTTATTAGTGACCTTGGCGGTTCCGGTGCCAAGCCGACAATGCAGTTGGCTGATAATACCGTTTCACTTGATGGTGAAACGAAGCGGCTGTTTGCGCAGATGACCTCATTGCTTGCCAGGATTGAAGAGCACACCAAAGACTCGGCGAAAGGCCAGGGAACTGTCGTAAAGGTCAGCACGCCTCAGCCGGGCGTTATGCGCACGGTACCACTGTCAATTGATGATCCGTTGATGAATGACTACGCGAGAGTTGATTGATGGCCAACAATAACGAAATTGATCCTTTGCTGACGCTGGAGTTATCCGGCGTAAAAACGTATGAGTCCCAGGAGGAGGCCTGGGGCGCTCGTTTATATGAGTGGCTAAACACTTATCAGGGTGAGGTATACGGAGATCCGTCATGGGGCAATGTTTTACCGCAGTTTAAACACGAACCGACCAACTTGTCGCATGTTCAAATTGCGGTTGAGGCAATGCTGTTGCAAAAACTGACGGTAGATTTACCTGACATACCGATTTCTGGCTTGTCAGTAGCCGAGGGAGATGCTTTTGATAAGTTGAAAATATCCATTCGTATCAGGGATATAACTATCACACAGGACGTGGTGCTATGAGTAAAACAACACCGACTAAAGACAGTATTCGTGCAGAGTTTGAAGAGCTTGTCGAGAAAGATTCATTCTGGTCGAAGTTTGTCGGCTCTCAATTTGTCTCGATGCTGACATTGTTTATTACCCAGATTGTCTACAGGTGCTTTCAGTATGCCGATGCGGCACTGGCTGAAGGCTTTATATCGACCGCGACGCGGCGTTCCTCTATCCTGGCAGCGGCAGAAACGAATAGTTACGTTGGTACCAAGCCAACACCGTCATCCGGGATGGTTGAGATCACAGCCACAAGTGAAGATGCTCCAGCGGTAATCCCCAAAAACACGCCTTTAATATCTGACGACCAGTACCCTTACATGACTATGGATGTATGCAGGTTGGTTGACGGCACCGGTACGGTAGAAGTGGCACAGTTGGAAATCCAGGAGGTGACATATACCGTTACGGCAGCCAAAGAATTTCTGGAAGTCGTGTTATCAAAGGCTCTCACTGCTGTCTGCTATAAGCTGGAAGTATTCGTGACGACCGATGGTAAGACCACGCAGTGGTCTTCCAGCACAATGTTCCGGTTAGCTGGTAGTAAAAGCCAGGTCTACGTTGAGTTTTATAAACCATCCGAACAGTTGGGTGTTCGATTCGGCGATGGGCTAATTGGGCAAATACCGCCAGAAGGCTCGACAATTACGCTTAAGGTATGGTGCACCAACGGCGATATAACCCTGGTTGCTGGCCAAAACCTGACGCCTGTCGATTCTGCGGCTAATTTAGCTAATTTGATTTCAGTTAAGACAACGACACCTATAACCGCAGGTACCGATGCTGAAACAACGGAGATCACACGTAACCGTGCACAATATTACCTTGCCTATGATGATCAGGTTGTATGGGGCGGGGACTATACGTATTTTCTGGTTCGTAACATCCCGGGGCTGTCCTGGGTAAAGGCATGGGGCGAAGGCCAGCAAGAGAAATTAGATGGTGCTTATAATGTTCAGAATATCAATAAGATATTTATTTCAGGATGGCATCCAAATAAAAGCCAGTCAGAGCTTGAAGAAATGATCCTGACTGCCTTTAAGAAGGTACCGAATGAACTGAACAAGAAATTCTCTTATAAAGAGGTCAGAAAACTACCATTTAAGATAACCATCACCGGACGGATATCGGCAAGCCTGACCATTGAGAACGTGACCGATGAGCTGAAGTCGGCACTGGAAACAAAATTTGGGCGCGACTCAACTTTCTTTGATCCGAACCGCGTCGGAAAGTACATCCTGATTAAGAAAAAAGACGTTTGGGCGTTTATCGAAACGTTGGGCTATTTCCGCGACTTTTATCTGGAGTTTGTCGAGTGGAATGAGTCCAACGGCTTTTACGATTTCGTTTATCTGGATACAGGAAACTCCACCTTCAATATTTCGTATGAGGAGGAGTGATGCAACGTTCCTGGTTTAATAACCGGCTTACATCAGCTAAGCAAAAGTCATTGCTCTATAAATCATTGGCTGATTTGGTTCAGTCAATGATGGACACCTTTGTTGACCCATGGTTGGAGCGAATTACCAACCGGAAGTCTATTTTCTCCATGAGCAAGGAGGATCTGGAGACCAGGACAAATGAACTTGGCCAGTTTTTTACTATCAGAACGTCGAATTCATCTTCCGTTCCGATGTTGTTACAACAGCGGTTTGATGAGATCCATTTTAAGGGTACTGAACGCCCTATAAACCAGACAATTTATCGCGAATTTAACGGTATATCGGTTTTATGGGATCCCATATATGCTCCGGTGGACTTTGAACGTCATCCCTATGGCACGGTCCTGATTCCAGAAAGCACACTGGAAACCACCGGCGGCACATTCGGTGAGATGTTTCTGACTTCCAGAGGAATGATCAGTATTCCCATAAACGACCTGGCCCGGACAATGGGTATTACTGGAACGATAGATCAGTCCGCAATTACAGAAGAAATTCTCAGAAAGTTTAATCAGTTCGTAAAGCCTCTACTGCCACTGCATATAGTGTTTGATGGGCTTACGCTCTATTTGTCGGTTGTTGTAAATGAACAGGCCGACATGATCACTTTGAATGAGATTTCTGATACCGAAAAAGCATTCTGCTGGTTTGAAACTTCGGATACAACTTCGCTTACTGAAGTTACGTCGATTAACGCCCCGATCACTGCAACGCCGGGCGGCACTATTGTGAAAGCAACGCCTACGTTTGATCGCACCCGCGCAGATGATTTGCTGTTGGATAGCGATGCGTGACAATCACCCCGTCCGCAGGGCGGGGTGACAAGTTACTTATCTTACAATGAGGCTTCACAACATTGATTAGGGAAAATCATGTCTGACGTCTCAACAAACCTCTATAAGAGTCAGTTGTTGGACTATTACTATCAGCGGCGCGCTGAATCGTCCATTAACAAAGGCTCTCGATTTTTAATCAGCAAGGCCGTTTTCGGTACCAGTTCACTGGTTACTAAGAAAGGAGATGGCACTTATGAGATTGGAGAACTGCCAAAGGCTTTCGATCTGGCAGAACTGACCAGTCAATTTTGCACCATCAACCTCGTTCCAACCTACTCAGGCGGGATAATTACTGTCCGAATGGACCTTGATCAAAGTCAGTTGCAGGAAGGGAAAAACTACCCATTCAACACTCTGGTTGTTCTGGATAACGAGAATAAGCCAATCGCCATTATTTGTGTCCAAGAAGACTCGCTGTATGTGGGCAAAACATATACCGCAGTTATGGCCATAAACTCGACTACAGCATAAGGATATGCTTGATGAATGACGTTACAGTTGTTACATCGGTTACTTACCCATCACCCGAGTCGTTGGCTCTGGTGGCTGATGTGCAATACCACGAACCATATCTGTCAGCCGCTCTAAACCGAAAATTCAGGGGAATTGTTGACCCAGGATTTTATGCTGGTTTCTTGCCTAAGCCTGGCGGTGGAATGAACCTGTTAATCACCTCAGTGGATGGAGATAAAACCGCTGGCGCGGCGTCAGTGGATATTGGTGAATTCTACCAGGTAACTATTCAGCATCGTAAGGATATCTCTCTTGCACTTAACGCAGGCAAGAAATATGCAATTGTGCTGAAGGGAAGATACCTTCTTGGAGAAGATACCTATCAGGTGAATACCGCGTCACATATTCATGCAGCTGAATTTGTTGCCAGAACCTATACCGATTCATATCAGTTAGGTGATGGGGAACTGCTGGTTTGTACGGTGAATATCCCTGCTGGCGTATCTACCATTACTCAAGAGATGATTGATACATCCGAGCGTATCAACCGCACGATCGGCATTGATATTTCAGACTCTGTAACCAGTACCAGAAGTGATGTTGCTGCGAGTTCGCTGGCAGTTAAAAAAGCCTACGATCTGGCGAAAAGCAAGTATACGGCGCAGGATGCAAGCACAACGCAAAAGGGATTAGTTCAGCTCAGTAGTGCCACTAACAGTACGTCCGAAGTGCTGGCCGCCACACCGAAAGCTGTCAAGGCTGCATATGACCTGGCT